TTACAATTCCGGCGAGTTTACAGGGCGGTTGCCAGCCTCGATCGCTGCTTCTGCCTCGCGCTCAAGCTGGTACCGCAATCCGATTAAAGCGCCGTTCTCATTCCATCGCGGCGCAAGTTTTCGGATGTATTCGCGCTCCAGCGCCAGGAGCATTTCGGGTTCGCATGGGATCCAGTGCCAAGCCTGGAATTTCCGCGTTCGGGCATGCTGGGCGACCCTCGCATAGACGTCCGTCGATTGCCCGACGTACATCACCTCCCTTTGGTAGATCAGGAAGTAAACACCTGATCGAGAACTAGGCCATGGCACTGCCTTTTCGGCTATTTTGTCGTGCCCCAGGAGCCGATGCCGGCGCTGATACTTGCGAGGTCGTTCGCTCATCTGCTTCCATCTTGGCCTTCGCCGCTGCTCTTCCGGTCACACCCGAGGCTTTGGTCCGATTCCCGGAAGCCTCCGCTTCCGACAAAATTCCTCCGAAGATCGTGACCAATTGCTCGGCAGCCTCGCGCGCCAGGTCGTAGCCGATCGCTCCGCGGGTATAGACCTCATACTGGGCGTCGCTTTCATGGCCCGTGAGGCTGCGACCCGTCGGGCTGGATACGCCTGCCATGGTGAGGGCGGTCGGGCCGGTGGCCCGAAGGCCGTGGAGCGTGTACCGCGGTAAGCCCAGCCGCCGGAGCATGCGCCGCAGCATCTCCTGGGCATTGCTGAGCGTCCACGCCTCAGCGCGTGGTGTGGCAAGCAGCACATCCTCCCGCCGGCCTTTCATGGCGGCGAAGGCGGCTGCGAGGGCATCAGGGACGTGCAGGACCATGGGCTTGTCGGTCTTGCTCTGGACAAAGGAGAGCGTCCTTGCGTCCTCGTTGTAGGCGGCCGGCCGCATGGACGTGACGTCCCCGCCACGCTGGGCGGTCAGCAGGTAGCAGAAGAGCAGGGCCCGGAACTCGGGGGTCGCCTCTCGCAGGACCGCCAGCAGCACTCCTCGGGGCCAGGGTCGATTCTGATCCGACTTCCCCTTGACCCGGAGCCTCTTCACCTCGGCAAGCGGGCTCGCGGGCAGTGCCTTGGGGTGAAGCCTTCGGTAATGCGCGATGACGAGCTGCATGTGTGACTTCAGCCGATTCCAGTCGGCCGGGCGCGCCCCGTATTTGGCCCGCAGCGCCTCCCACCAGGGCGAATCCAGATTCGCGAGCTTCAGGGGGCCGAATTTGGCCCGGAACGGCTCCAGCGAGTGCCGGTAGTGGCGCTGAGTAGCAGGGGCGAGTTGCTGAAAGTCGGCACCGCCCAGATAGGCGGCTATTGCTGCCTCTACCGTGCCATCGTCCGGCCGCTCGCGCTTCGGCCCGGCCTCATAAAGGGCATGGATTCGGTCGTAGGCAGCGAGGAAGGCGGCGCTTCCCTCCGGGCTTGGCAGCGGCGTCCGCTTCTCGTCGCGACGGTAATAGAGATAGACCCGATCACCCTTTCGGATTGCCTGGACGTGGGGAAGCCTGCCGCCGGAGCGGGGGTGGGGTGAAGTCATCAAGGGCTTCCATGGCGGCGTTCCGGGCCGCCTCATCCTGTTGTGTGGGGGCGAGGGCGTCGAGTCCATAGAGGCGGCCGGTCACTGCCTCCAACTCGAATCGATGCCAGCGGGGCATCTCCACCGGAGCGAACGCCCTGGGTGGCGGAAAGACCTGCGCCTTCACCAATGCGCGAAAATCCCGGCGGGTGTAGCCGGTGAAGCGCGCGGCCATGGTCTCGTCCATGAGGAGCGGCCAGCCGGGCAGGGAGGAGCCGTCAGGCATCGGACCCCTCCACCCCCGGCACCCCGGCGGCCTTGGATAGTTCCTCTCTGGCGCGCCGCTCCCAATCGGCCAGGTCGCGGTCGTATTGCTCTTGCGCCCAGAGAGGGACCGTTGCCGAGCGGGTCGCGCTCAGGTCGCCCCGGACATGTCGGCACCATTGACCGTGCATCTCGTCGAGTTTCCGAGCCCGGACGCAAAGGTCCAGGCCTTCGGAGAGGAGCAGGCGGGCCGGATCTATCCCCCGCCCCGCGCCGTCCTGGCTCTGGTCAGGGGGCATCAGTAGTCACCCCCGCTGCTGCTGGAGGACGAGCTACTGTCGGAGCTGGATGAGCTACTAGAGCCGCTGTCGTAGGACGACGACGGCGAGGATGAGGAAGACGGCCCGCTGTCACAGCTGTGCGGACTACTGTGGCTCGTCGGCGAGCAATCGGACGGAGGCGGGGAAGTGGGCGGGGATGGCGCGCAGTTGTCGGAGGCCGGTGGCGACGGGACATCGGGCTGATTGGCTAGGTTGAGCGGCGAGAGAGGGTTCAGCAGCCCGATGGGGTTGAGCGGACTGAGCGGGTCCGTCATTGGGTCCGGCGTGCTGGACGAGATGGGGTAGTGGGACGCGGTGGCCGTCTCTGCTCGCCGGCGGGCGCGCCGATCCTTTTCGTCCTGCCATGCGCGCTTCTTCGCCGCACTCCACCAGAAGGGCGGAGCGGGCCGGTCCAGATCGGCGTCTGTGAAGCTGTAGCTCATGCCTTGGTCTCCCCCACGACCTGGCTGGGGCGGGTGCCGCGGGCGCGGATCGTGGTAGTATGCACCGCCGTAGGCTTGCTCTGGCGCAAGAGAATGGCGAGGCCACGCACCAGGGACGGGATGGCCACGCCCACACGCTTGGCCGTGCCGTCCACCGTCTCCATCTCTGCCACGCAGCGGCGCAGCTCCTCCAGCATCGGCTCCGTCCAGCGCACCGGGCCGTGCTGCTCCCGGGCGAGAGAGATGCCGAGGCGCCGGGCGGTGGCACGCGCCCCCTCTGGCGTGGTGCCGACCCGCTCGGCCAGTTGCGCCGAGGTGAGGGGGCCATAGGCCAGGGCATCCCTTACGGCGGCCTTTAACTCTCCGTGTGCCTTGCGGATCATGCGGCCTCCAGTGGCCGATCGCCGGGAAAGTCGTCATCAGCAGGCGCCTTGTCCTCATCGCGGGGCAGGGCATCCAGCGCGGCCGACACCGCCTGATCCACCTCGGCCGCCAGCTCGGGCCGCTTGGACCGCAGCCAAGCCCGCTGCTCAACCACCTTCGGATCGCCCGTGATCGCCTCCAGCACCTCGGCGCTGTCGGCGTCCTTGATGCGCTGGATCAGGGCGTGCGTAACCTCCACTGCCTTGTCCTGCTTCGGCACGGCGGCGCTATCCCGCTGCTGCGGCGCTCCTCGTAGCGGCTTCACCACGTAGGGTGCGCGCCGCGCCTTCGTCACCGTCAGCGCCATCACCATGTCCCGCTCGATGTGCGACATGTGGCTGATGCGGATGCCGCCCACCTCCATGCCGCCAAAGGCCACCTTGGGGTCGCGGTAGAGCGTCATGGAGCGGCCGCTGTACTGCGCAGCATCTGCGCCCCAGGCGGCGATCATCACCCGGCGCATCGACTTGCAGGGCAGGTATGGCTTGCCCTCGTCGCCCTCGAATGAAATCGCGACGGGCTGCTCGCCATTTCCGGTGCCGCCCACCCGCGTGATGGTGATGGTGCGCGGCCCGGCAATGAGGTCATCGGCATTGATCTGGTTGCTCTTCGGGGCAACCGTGGTGGACATGTCCATCAGATCACCATCTCCTGTTCGATGCGTCGTTCGGTTGGGATGAGGCGGGCGCCGGATTTGCAGGTGGCCCGGTAGCGCGCGAGCTTGGCGACGAGCCGGGCCTCGAAAGTCGCCGAGGCCTCAAGAATGGCTTCCTGCACCTTCGGGTCTGGGAACACGCGGACGGTCACCATGGGCAGGCCGCCGCAGTAGCTGATGAAGTCGATCCATTGGCGCTCGGACACGAGCAGACCGGTCTGCACCTGAAGGACGAACTCCTCCGGGATGATGCCCTCCGGCAGCAGGTCCGCGATGGTCTGCACCTGGAACTTGGCCCGCCGCGACTTGCACTCGATCGCGCCGTCCTCATTCACCAGCCCGTCTGGCGAGTAGCCAAGGCGGAACCCCCACTTGTCATTGGTGATAAAGCCCATCTGCTGAACCGGGCCGTAATGCTCGGCGTAGAGGTCGCGGGCGTAGATCTCATCAACCTGACCGCGGAGCATGTCGTCGCTCTGGTAGTGGGGCTCGACGTAGCCGGTCAGGCGCTGGGCAGCGAGCTCGCAGAGGTGCGCACGCTCCTTGTCGTTGCTGGCGACCTTCAGCGTCGGCGTCAGGATCAGCTTCATTTCCGAGGCGGTCAGCAGGCCGCAGCGCGCCTGCAGCCATTCCTCGGAACCCTGCACGAGGTCGGGGTAGTAGCGGATGCCCACCTCACCCTCCCACGCACGCCAGAGCGACGAACAGCAGGGCGATGGTGGCGCCCCGGATGAGGCGGCGACGCCGCATGGGCTGACGCCAGGAGGGGGCGGGGTTGGCCCAGGTTGCGGGGAACATCACGCCACGTCCTCCATTTCCTTAGCGATCCGGTGCGCCAGTCTGTCCATCCGGACGAGGTTGCGATGCGCCCAGCGCGCGATCCGTGCCTGCTCCGGCGACGCGCTGCCGTTCTCGACGCGCTCCTGCAGACGGCCCAGCACGTTCTCCAGCCGCATGTCGGTCTCGCTGCGGTTGTTGATGGCGATGCCGAGCGTGAAGAGTTCGTCGTCCAGGGCGGCGCAGGCGTCAGCGGCGCGCTCGTGGCGCAGATCCCGGCTTGTCGGCGAGAGGCTGCTCGGGGCGGCAGTCTCGGGGCGGGTGTAGGCGTTCATTGCGCGTCCTCCTTCCCCGGGGACGCGGCGGCGGGGTGGGTGAACTTCTGTTCGGCGAGCACGCAGAGCAGCGAGCAGTCCATGTCGGGCTCCTGGTCACCGGCACCGGCGTCGGCCGGTAGCTCGTCCAGGAAGATCCGCTCCTTGTGCAGCTCGACCAGTCGGCAGCCGATATCTCGCGACAACTTGGCGCGGCGCTCGAACACGTCTGGGAAGTGTCGGCGGACACGGTTCCAGTAAGCGGGCGAGGTGGCCTTCACACAGCCGATGCAGTTGGCGTTCTTGAAGCCCAGCCGGTACATGGCCGGTATTTCAATGCCTGCGCGGTCGGACATTCCCAGGCAATCGGCCTTCCGCAGCCTTTCGCTAATCAGCGGCGAGGCGAGTTTTACCTCCGGGTTTCCGGCCTTGAAGCGGTCTACCCGATCCTGCTCCTCGGCCGTGTAGCCGAAGACCTGAAGGTCGGGTCGGAACTCGCGCTCGAACGCCCAGCGCACCGCCTTCTTCATCTCGATGGTGCAGGGCGCGCCATTCGGGCCGGCCATGTAGCGACGCTTCGACCAGACCTCCTCGCAGCTCGCGTATTCGGCGCTGCGAAGGTTCAGTATCGGGCGGCCGAACCACTCCTCGCAGTCGGCGGCGAAGCGGTCATTGTCCTCGTGCTCTTCTGGGACGATGCAGCGAGCAACGACCACCTCTTGGTTGTGATAACGGGCCAGGGCGAGCCTCGTAGCTACGGCCGAGGCAGCGCCGGCGCTGAACCAGCAGACGATCCGCATCACGCCCCTCCCTTCCTCACCCCGTCGAGGGCGGCGCGGAGTTCTGCATCGAACATGGACGCGACCTTGAGGGCTTCCGGGCTCAAGGCTGCTGCGCCGGTGTCCTCACCAAGCATCTGCGACATCGACACGCCGAAGGCTCGCGCGAGGGCCTGCACCATGTGCACCGTCGGGCTGCGTTGCCGGCATTTCTCAATTGCCCAGATGTGGGACTTCGACGTGTCCGCGCGGGCGGCAACCTCGTCCAACGTCAGGCCACGCTCTTCGCGATACTGCTTCGTCCGGGCGGCGATGGTCCGCACAAGATTGCATAGCCTCGCCTCATCCAGCTCCGCGGCAGGTGGGGTGGGGGAGGGGGTGGTCACTGCTGCGCCTCGAACAGGTCGATCAGCGCCTGCAGATCGCTCGCCTCGGCGGTGTGATGCGCCTTCGTCCGTGCGCCTACTGCGTGCCATGCCCAGAAAAGCTGCTGCACCTTCTCGCGGCGCAGGATCCGCACGAGGTTGGCGCGCTGCTCCAGCGTCAGGCGCTGCTCGGGGCGGAGCTGCTCGGCAGCGACGGCGTCCAGCATCCGCGCGACAGGCGGCGCGGGACGGGTGAGGGTGCTTTCTGCGGCTTCCATGGGTGGGTCCTCATCCCGGCCGGGTTGGCCGGTGGTGAGGGAGAGTGTGGTATAGATACGCTACACCGTCAAGGTGATGGTGTAGGATAGATACACTTTCGCCTTTGACGACCCATCGATTGATCGGCTGGGTGGGACAAGTTCCCCTACACTCCGGGCACTGAAGTCCCCGCCGGCCGGGGCGGGCGGGGTGGGAAATTTGGCAAACCTGCCGAACTAAGTAGCGGCCAAGCCCCGGCCCCTGCTGGCCTTCTGGGCGCGGGCTTTCCTGAAGATCACTGGGCCCGGCCGGAGCGATCCGGCTGGGCTCTTGTTGTGGGGCGGCTCATGCAGGGTGCCGGGCAACCGAGGAAAGTCCGGATCATCTGGACGGAATGCACCCGTCCAGTCTGGGCGCGGTCTGTTTCGACGGTCTCAACTCGCCCTGCGTAGACGATCCCCCGCTGGGCTCTTTGAAGCCCAGCTATCGATCAGAATAGCGATGACCGGGGTCAGGAGCGCCCAGGCAGGCAGGATCATCAGCGCGACAATGGTGGCGGCACGCATCATGGAAGCCTCCAAGGGCTTCACCCTCGCACCCTGCTATATGGGTGGGCTGGTAGGCCGCTCAACCAGAAACCCAGGTCTGCGCAGATGCGTTCGGGTGCCGTCCCTTCACGCATGGGACACTTCCCCTCAAGTGATAGTTTACCTCGCCCGGCGGGCCGATCCCCGCCGGGCTTTCTTCTGCCCGGGTAGAGGGGCGGGCGGGGTTGCGGGGAAAGAAACGGTACAGAAAGCGGTCCCAAACCTCGCTGGATGGGACGCGTTCGAGCCCCGGCCTCTGCTGACCTTTTCAGCAGAGGCTTTCCTGAAGATCACTCGGCCCGGCTGGAGCAATCCGGCCGGGCTCTTTTTTCTGCGGCTGGCAGAGTAGTCGGGATAGGGATCGGTCGCGGCAGATTGTCCGTCCCAAGCCAGCGTCATCCTGGTTTTGGGCTGACGGTCCGCGCATACAGGGGCATGGACCCTACGGGACGCGCCGCTGATGCAATTCTGGACCTCTTGGCCGGTTCGTTGGACGAGTGCGCGAGGGATCTAGCCCAGGGCGACGTACCAGCCGCTCAGAAGAGGCTGGCCGAGGTTATGGACCAGTTGCGGCGGATTCGCCGGGATCTCAGGGAAGAGGGCGGTTCGGCGTAGAGTCCCTGAGCAAGGAAGGTCCGTCGGTCAGGGTGGAGAGGCCTAATACTTTGCGACAGGCTCCTGTTGGGGCGAATGCACTCCGCTATCCCGCGCGTGGAGCGGGACTGCTCATGCTCATTCGGCCTGATCTTGGTCCAGAGAGCTAGCAGCTCTTAAAGATCGGCGAACCGGGCTAGTGCCTGAAGTTCCTGGTTCCGGGTGAGGGGGACGCGAGGGTGGGTCACTAGGCCTCATCGGCCAGCGCCCTAGTCAGCGTAAGCAGGATCTCGCGCTTCTCGGGGTTGAGCTTCGCCCACAGGATCATGAGCTCTTCTTCCTCCGCCTGGATGGCCGGAGGCGCCAGGTCCTCAGCACACTCGACAGGATGGGCGTGTTCCTTCACCGGTATGTTCCTGCCGTGTCAAATTTTTGGACTCGTGTTCTTGTTGTGTTCCCTTCATCCTCCCGTGGTGGTTGAGGCGATTCGGGAGGTTTGTGCGTGGAAGTCGGCATCCGATTCAGGTCTTTTCGTGCGCCTTGGGATCCGGCCCCTGAGAAGCCGCCAGTGTGGCTGTCATCTCCGCATCCAGTTCCTTCGCGAGACGAGATGGAAGAGCCGACCAATCACCCAGGAACACGTAGTTGAAGTCCACCCCCTTGGCTCGGGCGAGGCGGTAAACGGCATACACTCCGGGTGGGTTGTCGCCCGCCATCCAGTTGCGGAGGACGTGCTTGGACACCCCCATCAGTGAGGCGGCTTCGACGTAGGATAGACCCAGCAAATCGATAAGCTTCCGCAGGCGAGCGCCGGCGGCGGCCTGGAAGTCAGACTGGGCCAAGACAGGAACGGCATCGGACATGCCGTATAGCGTGCCTTAACGCCGCGACTTTGGCGGTGAAGGAAAGTCCTTGCGGCGATAGTGTAGCCAAACTACACTTCCGACATGGGCGAAACGATGGACATTGCGGCCCGGCGCGAAGGCGCTGAGAAGGCCATCAGGGCAGCCGGTACGATCACCGGGCTGGCTGAACACCTCGGACTGACCAAGGGCGCGATCTGGCAGTGGCGTAAGAGCGGCATCCCCGCTGATCGCGTCGCCGATGTGGCCGCCGTCACGGGCATCCCGGCCGCCGAGCTGCGCCCCGATCTCGCCAGGGTGTTCGCGTCCGAACCGGAGCGAGCCGCCTGATGGCCCGCATCATCCACCTTCATGCGGGAATGCGCCGCGCGGGCGCAAACCCGCCGCCGGGGATGCCTGAGCCGGAGCGGTCGGCCAACGCGATCCCGGTCATACTGTCCTTCGCCATCGTCTGCTGGCTCGGGCTGATCGCACTAGTCATCACGCTGGCCAATGGACGCGTCACGCTCAAGACGGCCCTCGTCGTCATCTTTCTCTGGATCTTCGGGCTCCTGGTCACGATTGCCGTCCAGGAGTGGCGCGCGCGAGGCGCCAAATAGATGCCGGGTGTTCCTTCCCGCCCGGCTGCACCCGGCACCGTGTCCAACACTTCTGAGGACGTCGTAGCGGTGCTGGGCGCCCCTATCTCCATCGTTCAGCGTGAGAGGGCCGTCTTCATCCGGCCGATGCAGTGCTTCGACTGCGGCGCCGACTTCATCCCGGCGCGCGTGCCGGCGGGTCTGCCGCTCTGCCTCGAATGCGGGGACGCCTAGATGAGCGAAGCTCAGAAAGCCCCAGGCGCCTTCCGCACCATCGGCGAGGTGTCCGTCGAGCTGGGCATCGAGACGCACACGCTGCGCTTCTGGGAAAGCAAGTTCCCGCAGCTCCGGCCCATGCGACGGAGCGGTCAGCGCCGGTACTACCGGCCAGCGGATATCGCGGTCGTTCGCGTGATCGACCGGCTGCTTCGGGTTGAGGGCTACACCATCGCTGGCGCGCGTGGCGCGCTCGTCCGCGAGGGGTACCGCGCGCCTCCTATGGGTGCGGATCGCCGTGCCGCGCAGGCGGAAGAGGGGGCGGCAACCCCCTCCGTCCAACAGTCCTGCAAGCTGAGTAGTCACGCTCTCCATGACCGCAAGGATCATGGAGAACCCGAGTGCATCACAGGTCAGATCGCGGCAACGAAATGCCGGATCGCGGAAAGGAATTTCCGCGGATGACAGCCGCAGCCATCACCACCGAGACGCTGACGCAGACCGTCGCGCGTGTCCTGCGCCGGCACTACGGCGACTTCAAGTCGGCCGATAAGCGCGTCGCACGCCTAGCGGGCGAGGGCGTCACGCCGAGGGCCGCCAGGAATTGGCTGTCCGGCGAATGCCCGCCTTCTTCGGCCACGCTGCTCACCCTGATGCGCCAGTGCCCCGAGCTGAGGGCCGAGATCAACGCCATGCTGGACGGGGATGCATGACCATAAAAAGGCTCTCCCTGGTAATCGAGACCGGCGACTTCGGATGGATCTGGGCGGCCGGCGAGATTCAGGTGCGCTGCCTGCGCGTTTCCTGGGCGCCAGGGTCTGTGCTGGACGAGATGAAGGCCCTGAAGGCTGCGCTGGAAGCGGCGCTGGAGAAGCTGCGGGGGCACGGGTGATGCCTGTCTGTTCCGGACTTCAGTGCCCCGAGAACCCCATAGATGCAGGCGCGGAGCGGGTGCGCTCCGACCGCTCCCACTGTTCGTATTGTGTTCAGCACGAACGCGGGGGCATAGAATAGCGATGCAGCCCCGCTCCGCCCTCAGCATCGCCGAAGAGATCGACGGCCTCGAGATCCCGGGCATTCCGTCCCTGGCCTCGCGCAAGCCACGGTACATGCCGCGGCTGCCTAAGGGCGTGCCGGTCCCGACCGAGGACCAGGTGCAGCGATCCATCATAGCCCTCGTCAAGCGTCTGGGCGGCAAGGCGGTCGCGGTCGAGAACGAAACCAAGCAGGAGCTCGGCCGCAACGGTATGTTCGCCCGCCGGGCGCGTGGCGTGGTGGCCGGCACGTGTGACCTCTTCACCTTCTGGCCGGGGAACATTTGCGTCCCCATCGAGTGCAAGCGGCCGGGCGGCAAGGTGAGGCCCGAGCAGGACGACTTCGTGGACATGCTGACCGGGCTGGGGTTCACGGCCGGGATCGTGGCGTCCGTGGATGAGGCGGAGGCGCTGTTCCGCAGGGCCGGGGTGGTGCGGTGAACGCGCCCCGCCCCGCCGACTTCGATTTGCTCGCCAGCACCTACGGCTACCTCGTGGCTGTGGGCGCGATCGAGCGCGAGGACGGCTGGACGGGGATGAGCCGGCTTGTGGCGGCCCGCGGCTACCCGGATGCGCTGAAGGTCGGGCATCCGCTCAGCATCGCCTGCGGCTACGAGGTGACCCAGGCCGCGCTGCGCTGGGAGATGGCCCGGAGTAAGGCTGAGCGGGCCATCCGCAAGGGCATCGGTGGCCTGATCATGGAGTGGGCCGAGCCGGAGGCCATCATCCAGCGCGCCCGCGAAGAGAACGAGGCGCACGGCGCCATGACGCGCCATGGGCCTCGCGCCCCACTTCTTGGCCACGAGGTGCGCGCCATCATCAATGAAGAGATTGCCTGGTGGCTACGCCGCCAGCCGACCAAGAGGCGCCGCAATGCCCGGTGACTACCTGAGCAATTATGCGGGCCTGCGGGCGCAGATCACCGGGCAGCCCGCGCTTGGTGTGCGGGTGGAGCAGGCGGACACCCCCTTTCAGGTCCGCCCCGCCAGCTTACGCGACCCGCGCAGGATCCCGCCCCGTCCTTGGCTTTACGGGCGCATCCTGGCTCGCCGGTACATCACCGTGGTGGTCGCCCCAGGCGGGGTCGGCAAGACCTCGTGGACCTTCGGTGTGGGCTGCTCGATAGCGCGGGGTCGGGGCATGCTGGGTGACTTCGTCCACGCCCGGGCCAACGTCATCTACTGCAACCTGGAAGACCCGGAAGACGAGTTCGACCGGCGCTTGGCCGCATTCGCCCTGCACCATCGGTTCGACCAGGAAGAGCTGCGGGACCGCATACACGTCGCCCACGGACGGGAGCGCCGGCTGACCCTGGCCTCCCTGGACGCGGACGGGGTGACGATCGTCTATCCGGACAAGCAGGCCGTCATCGACGAGGTGAAGCGGACCCAGGCTGGCCTGATCATCGTCGACCCCTTCGTGAGCAGCCACGAGCTGGAAGAGAACAGCAATCCTCACATCAACGCAGCGGCCCGTGCCTGGGCCGAAGTGGGGAATGAGGCGAACTGCGCCATCCTGCTCAGCCATCACACACGCAAGGGAGCCGTCGCGGGCGACATCGAGAGCTCCCGTGGCGCTGTGGCGCTCACCAGCGCCGCACGCGCCGGCTTCACCCTCACAGCCATGACGGAGGATGAAGCCAAGGAGTTCGGCATCCAGGAAGGCCACCGGAAGCGCTACGTCCGTCTTGACGAGGGCAGGGGCAGCATGGCCCCGCCGGCCGACAAGGCCCGCTGGTTCGAGCTCGCGAGCGTCAACCTGGGCAATGGCACCGACGAGTACCCCGATGGCGACAGCGTCCAGGCCATCGCTGAATGGGAGCCGCCTTCCGTTTGGAAGGAGCTATCGCCGCAGGACTGCAATGCGGTCCTCGACATCATCCAGGCCGGCTTCGGCGAGGGGCAGAAGTTCACTGCCACCCGATCCGGCAAGTCGTTTGAGACCGGTCGTTGGGCGGGCTGCGTGCTCATGCAGCACCACGGCCTGAACGACACCCAGGCGGCGAAGGTGATCAAGACCTGGGTCTCCAACCGGGTGCTCGAAGAGGTGACCTACCGCGACCCGGTGCAGCGGAAAGAGGTCTCCGGCCTGAGCGTGAACAACGCCAGGAGGCCCACATGATGACGCAAGAACGGCGCGCAGAACGGCGCAAGAATGGCGCACTTTGGACCACCGAGGGGCGGCTTGCGCCGTTGCGCCGTTCCTCCGGCCCAGAGGGCCGGGGGGAACGGCGGCGAAGCACGGCGCAGCACGCCGCCCCCGAGGGGGAACGGCGCAGGGAATGGCGCAAGAACGGCGCAGGAGTAATGGTCTAATGCCCCGCCCGCCCTGGAAGTCCCCGACGCAGGAGAAGCCGCGCGCGGCTGGCCTCGACTGGCACCGGGTGGACCGGGCCGTGGATCTGCTGCGGAGGGGCGCGACGGAGGGCAAGGGCCCGGCCGGGATGATCGCCCTCATCATCGACGGTCGAGCCGAGAGCAGCTTCCAGCCGGCCACGCTCAAGGCTGCGAAGGCGCGGCTGGCCGAGGAGGTGCTGTTCCATGGCTGACCTCACCCCAGCTGAGTTCGGCCGCCAGGTCGCCCGACAGGAAGCTGCGTACGTCTTCGATCGCCTGCTGTTCGACATGGACATGTCGGCCCGTGCCCAGGCAGCCACGGGCGTTCCGTTGGCGCCCGATGACGCCGTGTTCGTCGCTGCCAAGAGGGCGTTCCTCCAGGCCATGCACGACCGGCTGGGTGGGAAGGGGGAGGGGACGTGACCGGCCGGCCCCACCGCCTCAGCCGCGAACGCTGCCAGCTCCGCGACACCATTCGAATGACTAGAAATAACGAGGGAAACCGTTGATGGCGCGTCGTAAGCAGAAGCGGGCCGTGGCCTTGGCTCTCGTGGGCGACTATGGCCCGTCCATCCGGCGCGGGAAGGCGTCCGCAGGGCTTCCCAAGGCCGTGGAGGTCGTAGACCGTCCGGACCCGGAGGCGCCGCAGGGCGTGTCTGTGCGCGGCGCCAGGCGGGTTTGCTACTACGACGAGCTGTGGCGCCGCGGCACGATCGACGATGCCCAGCGCGAGGCCTGCGACCGCTACCTGATGGAGAGCGAGATGGAGCAGGGCGCGCGGAACCGGCCAATCATCTCCACCGGCCGGACGCCGCCTTGGCAGCACGGGCATCCCGCCGAGATGCAGGTCAGGGCGGCTGCCAGCCTCCGCGGAGCGCGGGCCGCAGTTGGAAACAACGGCCGGGCACTATGCGATCTGCTCATCGTGCAGAACCTGTCCGTGCGGAAAATTTCAGAGCGGAGAAAGAACCGGGAGGGCAAGCAGGAGGATCAGAAGCAGACGATGGGGCAGGTTCAGGCCACGCTCACCCGCCTGGCTGAGCACTGGCGAGTGAGCAGTCGACGCTAGTTCGTTAGCGGTTGCGTATACGAGGCTGCATGAATTCCGCCACTTCTGTGTTCACCGTGCCGCTGCCCAGCCAGCCATCGGCCTAAAGGTCAACTCGCTCGCAATGCCGTCTGGCGCCGTCAGACAAGGTCATGTCCCCTGAAACCAAAAGGCCGGAGCCGTGCGCTCTCGATACAGTTCGTCGACCAACCATGCTCCCGTGCCTAGCTGGCGGCGAATGAGCCGGACACATCGCGAGGTAAGCCATATGCGAGGTAACGGGCGAGTGAGCGCGGCAATAGTGCTACGCGCCCATCCGTGTCATTCTACGACAAGAATATCTTGCCGACCGCTGCTCACCGTGCTGTCCTTCGAACAGAAATCGGCTTTCGGAGCACGCCGTGAAGCTTTGTGCGCCCACTGCTCTCGTCCTTGCCCTGGCACCAACCTTGGCTAAGGCGCAGGACCAGTGCTCTGAGATCCTCCGCTGGGGCATTTGGGAGAATTCCTCGACCAACTCCAGTGCCGCCGAGGACGAGCGGCGTACCAATTGGGCCTGCAACGCCTCGCAGAATGCAGGTCGGACTGACGGCGGCTTCAGATACGGCTCGCTCGATATAACGGGCAGTGACACAAGGTCATCGAGTTCCAACGCCTGCACCTGGGACGGCCGCTCGTGGCGCATGTCGACGGTGTTCTCCCAAACGGTTCGCCGAGCCTCCCCCGAAATCGCCCGTGCCTGGGAGAGTTGCATCAACGGTTCCGCGTTTGGCGGGCGGGCCTCGATCATCTACGGTGCCGATCCGAGAACCTTCTCGATTGTCCTCCGAGTTAACGGACCGGCGGAAAACCGCGGCACGGCGCGGATCAGTTTCCTGAGCAGTGGCGGCCCGTCGGCAGTACAATGCAGCGTCAACCGAGATACGTTGTCGCAAGGGTTGGTAGTGACTGGCCGGGAGGATATTGGCTGCATCCGTGATAAGCTCGAAACGCCGGTTACCGTGACGGTCAACTACTCAGGAGGGCTCGGCGCTACTACACTACGGCTGCCGGCTATAATGCCACCGCCACCTGCACCTCGCGTTCAGAGGAACACTATCAGCATCAGAGCTGTCGATTATTCAGACGGGCACAAAGTCGCACCCGCAAGTGGGCCCGTCGCAGGTTACGGTGACGTTCTCCTCAACGCTCCTCCCTATAGAGATCCTGTAAACTCTGCTCAGTGGCGCGTGGACGCGCCGGTAGCTGGCCGATACCGCCTCGAGGTGGAGTTGGCCTCGGTGGTGCCTCGCCCGGTTGATATCACCGTAAACGGGGTTCTGCGACGGCGTATGCTAAATGTTGCTACGGGAGGTTGGAACATCGAACATCAAAGATTTGTAGAGGTAGACATCTTCCAATTACAGCAGGGTAGCAATCTGGTCGAGTTCTCCACCCAAGACGTTTTCCCGCACCTACGCACGTTGCGCTTCATTCCGGTCGAGTAGAACAGCGTCTAAGCACTCTTTCACCTACCAGATCGTGTGGAAACAGTCCGGTTGCCGCACCAGCAATCACCGCTGATGAACTACCGGCGCCGCGCGATGTGTTCACTCGGCGACAAATGCGGCCCCGCCGTGGCAGCTTTCAAGCATCCCTGCCTCTCATCCATTCATTCTCGGCCGAAGCCAGCGGTCACCCGGGCCGGCCGCCCCGAAGGCAGACCATGCGGCGGGCAGAGACGCTTCAAAGCGGCGACGCCTGGTCCTTGACCATGAGCCACGTGAACGTTATTGGTAAAGCATCTTGGAATTGCGCGCCCGGAGCCCATCGGCCTAGGGCGCTGTTCATTTCTGGCCCCGGCAGCATGGATCTGGGCTAGCCCATCGGCAATTCGCCAGCATCTAGCCAAGCATCGATTGCCGCCACGGCCGCATCCAAATGGCTAAGGCCGCCCCATGCCACCTGTGGAGCGCCACTGACGCTCGCCAAGCTGACGACGAAGTTTGAACCAGCGGCATTCGAGTGAATGGTGGCGCCCCGGTACTCGTAGATGGGGCCGGTCGTGTCAGAGGCAGGGGCAACCAGGCGAGGCTCAGGCTTCGGCGCAGACTTGGTATGCATGGCTTGTCCAGAGGAAGGTGAAGCAAGCGGCTCCTGCTTCGAGTGGCGGGCAGGTGGTGAGCGCTGATGGCCGTTGCTGGGCGACAACAAGATCTTTTGGCCATACGTGTGGCGGGCTGCCACATTGTTGCCCATTCGACTGGCCAGTGAAGGCTGAGGAACTCGAAGACACAGCCTTACGAAGGCCTTCAAAGCGGGCAGGCCAAGGTGGGCGCCTAAACATAACCTCGCGCCCGACGGCCTCGTTGGCCCAGCCGCCTCTTTCAGAGCCTCTGATCGCCCTGAGAAAGGTTTGCGATCTCCGCGTTGATCACTCTGGTCATGGCTGCACCGAGAACAGCACCGAGCGTGACGCGATCGATCAGTATGCCTGCGGGGTGCTCGCCGTGAGGGGCGGCACGGAGGACGAGATCGATCTCGTCTCTGATGGCCCTGGCCATTGTCAGGCGCTCGGAACGATCTTTGGCGGTCGACAGCTGACGCCCGATTGCACGGACAAACGCATCCTCCAACTTAGAGGAGGGCAGGTGACCGTTAGTCATCTCTCTGTTCCGGAAACCTGCAGCGGGAATTGCCACAGCGCGGGGTTAAAGGTCCGTTACATTTCGCAACTCAGGGCTGCAATGAATTTTATGTAACACTATGTAACGGGTGCCGCATCGGGCCGAGTTTTGGACGGGGACGCGAAGCCAGTGGCCGGCCCTTGCGCCCTGGCGCTCTGCGGACCTCAGCTCCGGTGAAGCAAGTCAGTCGTCATCCATCAGGCGGTCCAATGCTGACTTAACCGCTACGGCCAGCGAGGCTCGCAGCGCAATCTCCTGACAGGCGTCTGCTCCCGTCGGAGCAGATACAAGAACATGATGCAGCTGACGGCGCATGGCCTGGACCAATGCGAGGCGCTCCGCCGGATCATCTACCAGCGTCAACTGCTTCCGGATGGCACGTAGTACAATGTTCTCCAGCAAGGTGGAGTGCAGCTTAGTAGTGCCCATGTTGCTCAGCCCGGATGCGTGCGGCGGACGCCTACACCAAGAAGCGAGCCGGGCTTAAGCCCAGATTTGATGTGCTGCGACATAAGGCCGTGAGCATCTTCGACGGCGCTCAGTTGGTCTCACCGCTGATCAATTCATCAAGGATCGCGGCGAGCATCTCGGCAGAGATCTCTAGGTTATTCCGACGCGCATAATCGATGAGATCACGTAGCGCGTCGACGTCGGTGGTGTCGACCTCGTCGCGTTGATGATCTGCAAAGCGTCTTGAGCCATTGGGCACAGAAGTGACCAGCATCAGGATGCCCTTCGGTCCAGTTACCATGCGACGAACAGTAAAGCTGGCGCTGCAGATTGCGAGAGGAGTGGACGGCCTTTCGAGTTGACGTCCGATCTGAAGAGCTTCGTCCAACATCCTGTGCGCGCGATCGGAAGCAGGCTGCGCGTCACGCCGGAGCGTGGTGCGTTGTTCACAACCTTTTGTGTGGTGTCACCCCGGACAGCTGACGTTTTCGGACGCCTTTCGTTTGGGGGCTCACATGGGCAAGGTCCGCGATCCCTTCTACGTCTCACGCCAGTGGCTGGGACTGCGGGCCGCGGCGCTTAAGCGGGATGGGTATCGGTGCCAGGCGCCGGGCTGCACGGCCCGCGCGACCATCGTTGATCACATCATCAGTCGCCGCCGTGGCGGGGCCGACGCGCTGCCAAACCTTCGCAGCCTGTGCCGGCTGCATGACAACCGTGCCAAGGAAGGGAAGGACGGGCTCAGGCGAAGCGGCGGGGCGCTCGCCAACGGCTTTGACGCCTTCGGGCTGCCCCTGGACCCCTCGCATCACTGGAACGCCTCCTAGGCGCTACCGCTGGCTCCTGCGCGCCGATCCGTCCCCGGGGGGGGAGGTCGAAAAGTAGGGGCGAAGGGGGTCTAGACCGGTCCGGGGCTCGATCTTCCATAAATCGCCGGAAATAGGAGTTTCGCATGGCGCAGCGAGGCCGCAGGTCGGCCGCGTCGCTGGCTGTGGTCGCCACCCTTCCGGGGCAGCGGCCCGAGCCGCCCGTCGATCTCACACCTGCCCAGGCCCAGGTCTGGCGCGCGGTCGCTTCGACCAAGCCGGCCGACTGGTTCACAGCAGACTCTCATCCGCTGCTGGCCGCCTACTGTAGGCATGTCGTTGCCGCCGATCGCATCGCGCGCCTGATCGATAACCTGGAGGCCGAGGAGCGGCCCGACCTCGGCGAATACAACCACCTCCTGAAGATGCGGGACCGCGAAAGCCGGGCAATGGTCGGTTTGGCTCGCTCCATGCGCCTGACGCAGCAGAGCCGCTACGACCACAAGACCGGCCATACGGCCGCCACCCGGGTTGGCGAGGCGCGCAAGCCCTGGGAGATGACCGGGTGACCCGAGGCGAGCGTAACGCCGCCTGGATTGAGTCTGTCTGCCGCGTTCCCGAAGGCCGTCTTGTCGGCCAGCCCGTCCGGTTGCGGTCCTGGCAGCGGGACGTCCTATGCTCGATTTATGACACGCCGACGCGCCGCGCCCTGATCTCCTTCGGGCGCAAGAATGGGAAGACGGCGCTGGCCGCTTTCCTACTGCTCCTGCATCTCGTCGGGCCAGAAGCCCGGCCTAACTCGCAGCTCTTCAGCGCCGCTCAGTCCCGTGACCAGGCCGCCATCCTGTTTTCACTGGCGGCCAAGGTGGTCCGCATGTCGCCGGACCTGTCCCGTTATGTGACGGTGCGGGACACGGCCAAGCAACTGGCCTGCGGCGAGCTGGGCACGCTCTACCGGGCGCTGTCGGCCGATGCCGCGACCGCTTACGGCCTGTCGCCCGTATTCGTGGTGCATGACGAGCTAGGCCAGGTGAAGGGGCCTCGGTCGGAACTGTACGAGGCCCTGGAGACGGCGACCGCGGCGCAGGACGAGCCGCTTTCGGTTATCATCTCGACGCAGGCGCCGACCGATGCGGACCTGCTTTCCGTCCTGATTGACGACGCCAAGAACGGGCATGACCCGCGCGTTAAGCTGCATCTCTACACGGCGCCGACCGACCTTGATCCGTTCTCGGACGAGGCAATCAGGGCGGCGAACCCTGCCTTCGGCGACTTCCAGAATGCGGACGAGGTCCGCGCGATGGGGGCTGACGCCAAGCGCATGCCGTCGCGCGAGGCTGAATATCGCAACCTGATCCTCAACCAGCGGGTCGAGGCGTCCAACCCGTTCGTTTCCCGCGCAATCTGGGAGGCCAACGCTGCGCCGCCCTCTGATGACTGGCGGGACGTGCCCGTCTATGCCGGGCTGGACCTGTCGGAGACGTCGGACCTGACGGCGCTGGTTATGGTCGCGCAGGGTCGGCGGGGCTGGGACGTTAAGCCCGTTTTCTGGCTGCCTCGCCTCGGCCTGGAGGAGAAGGCCCGCCAGGACCGGGTGCCCTATGACCGATGGGCCGCCGACGGCTTTCTTGAGACGACGCCCGGCCGAGCAATCGAATACGAATTCGTCGCGGAGCGACTGCGGTCCTTCTTCGACGAGTACGACGTCCAGTGCGTGGCCTTCGACCGCTACAACTTCCGGCACCTTCGTCCCTGGCTTGAGAAGGCCGGGTTCAGCGACGAGGAGATGGGGCGGTTCAAGGAGTTCGGGCAGGGCTTCGTATCCATGTCGCCCGCGCTGCGCGACCTTGAGGTGGCGCTGTTGGGTGAGAAGCTGCGGCATGGTGGGCATCCGGTTCTGAGCATGTGCGCCGCGAATGCCGTGGTGCAGATGGACCCGGCCGGTAACCGAAAGCTGAGCAAGAGCAAGAGCCGGGGCCGCATCGACGGCATGGTGGCCCTGGCCATGGCGATGAGTGTCGCCGCGACGGCCGAGGACACCACGCCTGCTTACGACATCCTGTTCGTGGGATAGGAGGAGTGATGGAACAGCGCGCCTATTCCATCCTGCACGTCAAGAGTCTGTCCGACGAGGAGCGGGTCATTCGCGGGGTCGCGACGACCCCGGAAGTCGACCGGATGGGCGACGTCGTCGAGCCGCTAGGCGTTCGGTTCAAGAACCCGATGCCGCTGCTGCACCAGCATGACGCGCGTCTGCCGGTGGGAACAGTTGAGTTCGACGCCCCGACCGAGAAGGGCATCACCTTCACGGCCCGGCTGCCCAAGATCGAGGAGCCGGGCGCGCTGCGCGACCGGATCGAGACGGCCTGGGGCGAGATCAAGGCCGGCCTCATTCGAGGCGTCTCCATCGGGTTCCGGCCCCTGGAGGATGCCGTCGAGCTCCTTCGCTCCGGAGGCCTGCGATTCCTCAAGACCGAGGTCCTGGAGCTTTCGCTGGTCACCGTGCCGGCCCATGCGGGCGCCGGGATCCGCGAGATCAAGCAATTCGACGAGGGGGCGCCGGCCGCGACAGGCCGCGAGGCGCTTCTCGCGAAGGCAAAGCCGCCCGGCGCCACGGGCATCCCTGACAGCAAGCAGAAAGGAAGCCGACCCGTGGCTACCATCGCAGAACAGATCGCCGCGTTCGAGGCGAAGCGCCAGGCCAAGGCCGCGCGCATGAGCGAGATCATGCAGAAGGCCGCCGACGAGGGCACTACCCTCGACCAGGCCCAGGAGCAGGAATACGACGACCTCGCTGCCGAGGTAACCTCGATCGACAAGCACCTGTCCCGCCTCGCGGTGCAGGAGAAGATGGCCGCCAGTACCGCGCGCCCCGTGGCCGCGGTCGGCGCCGTCGCCGCCGCCTCCGAGGCCCGCTCCGGCATCCAGGTCATCGCCCGCAAGGAGGCGCCGGGCATCGAGTTCGCCCGCGTGGTCAAGTGCATCGGCAAGGCGCAGGGCAACCGCCGCGAGGCTGCCGAGATGGCCCGGGAGATCTACGGCTCTGACAGCGCCGTCGCCATGACCCTCAAGGCGGCGGTTTCCGCCGGCAACACCGGCACTGGCTGGGCGGCCAACCTGACGGGCGCCGAGACGGCCGTCTATGCCGACTTCGTCGAGTTCCTGCGCCCGCAGACGATCCTTGGCCGGTTTGGCCAGGGCGGCATCCCCGCGCTGCGCCGGGTGCCGTTCCGGACGCCGCTGATCGGCCAGACGGCGGGCGGCGAGGGCTACTGGGTCGGCGAGGGTGCAGCCAAGCCGCTGACCGCCTTCGACTTCAGCCGCACGACCCTGGAGCCGCTGAAGGTTGCGAACATCGCCGTGGTGACGATGGAGACGCTGAATAATTCCTCGCCGGCCGCCGACCAGATCATCCGCGACCAGCTCGCCGCGGCGCTGCGCCAGCGTCTTGACACCGACTTCATCGACCCTGCCAAGGCGGCGGTGGCCGGTATCTCCCCGGCCTCCGTCACCAACGGGGCGACCGCCATCCCGGCCAGCGGTACCGACGCCGACGCAGTTCGGGCCGATGTCCGTGCCCTGTTCGCGACGTTTATCGCGGCCAACAATGCCCCCACGACCGGCGTCTGGATCATGTCGGCCACGACTGCGCTGGCACTGTCCATGATGACCAATCCGCTGGGCCAGCCGGAGTTCCCCGGCCTGGGCATGAATGGCGGCACCTTCCAGGGCCTGCCGGCGCTGGTATCCGAGTACGCGGGCGACATGCTGGCGCTCGTCAACGCCTCGGACATCTACCTGGGCGACGACGGCGGGATCCGCGTCGACATGTCGCGCGAGGCGTCGCTGGAGATGTCCAACACCCCGACCGGATCCAGCGTGACGCCGACCGCCTCGACGCTGGTCAGCCTCTGGCAGACCAACAGTGTCGGCTTCCTGGCCGAGCGGGAGATCAACTGGGCGCGCCGCCGCCCCGGCGCCGTCGCCTACCTGACCGGCGTCGCCTACGGAACCACCGCCCCCGCGACCCCGTAGATCTGAATGGGGCGGGCGGCGGTAACCTGCAGCCCCCCTTTCTTCGTGGAGGATGCCCATGGCCCGTCTCATCGCGACCAAGCCGATGACCTACGCCACGCGCAGGCTGCAGGCGGGTGACGCCTTCGATGCGCCGGCCCGGGATGCGCGTGTTCTCCTGGCCATTCGGAAGGCGAAGGCGGCCGGAGAGGCCGCCCCGTCGCCGGCGGCCCCGGAACCCCCGGCCCCGGCCGAGGACGCCGACCTGGAAGCCCTGCGCGCCGAAGCGGAGCGCCTGGGGATCGACGTGGACGGGCGCTGGGGTACTAAGCGGCTCCGCTCCGAGATCGGCCGCGCGACCAAGGCTGACTGATGCGCGTCCTTGGCCTGGAGATCAGCCGCGCGAAAGCCGCGGCGCCGGCTCCCGTCGACAGCGGGCGCGGCGGGTGGGTCTCGGTCATCCGTGAATCCTTCTTGGGCGCCTGGCAGCGCAATATCGAGATCAGCCGGGATTCCGTCCTTTCCTTTCATGCGGTCTATGCCTGCGCGACCCGGATTGCTTCGGACGTGGCAAAGCTGCGGGTGAAGCTGGTCCAGCAGGACGTCAGTGGTATCTGGGCCGAGGTTTCGAACCCCGCCTATTCGCCCGTGCTGCGCAAGCCAAACGCCACCCAGAACCGCATCCAGTTCTGGGAAACGTGGATTCTCTCCAAGCTCCTCCACGGCAACGCCTATGTGCTCAAGCGCAGGGACGGCCGCGGCGTGGTGACGGCGCTCTACGTCCTCGACCCGACCCTCGTCCGGGCGCTCGTCGCGGAGGACGGGTCGGTCTTTTACGAGATCCAGCCCGACAATATCGCGGGCGTCACCGAGACCATCGTCGCTCCGGCCCGCGAGATCATTCACGACCGCTGGAACACCATTTTCCACCCGCTGGTCGGCGTCTCGCCGATCTACGCCTGCGGCCTGGCCGCGACGCAGGGGCTGCGCATCCAGGAGAGCTCGACCCGCTTCTTCGCCAATGACAGCAAGCCGGGCGGCATCCTGACGGCCCCGGGAAAGATCAGCAACGAGACAGCGGAGCGCCTCAAGGCGGCCTGGGAGCAGAACTATGGCGGCGCCAATACTGGGCGCGTCGCGGTGCTGGGCGACGGGCTGAAATACGAGCGGACGGCGGTCACCGCGACCGATGCGCAGCTTATCGAGCAGCTCAAATGGACCGCCGAGGTCGTCTGTTCCTGCTTCCACGTCCCGCCTTACAAGATCGGGATCGGGCCGGCCCCGGCCTACAACAACATCCAGGCGCTGAACGTCGAGTATTACGCGCAGTGCCTCCAGGTGCTCATCGAAGCCGCCGAGGTCTGCCTCGACGAAGGGCTCGAGATGGCGCCGGGCATCGGGACCGAGTTCGACCTCGACGGCCTGCTGCGCATGGACAGCCTGGCGCAGATCCAGGTGCTCAAGGAAGCGGTCGGATCCAAGATCATGCACCCGAACGAGGCGCGGAAGAAGATCGACCTGCAGCCCTCGGCTGGTGGCGACGCGCTCTATGGGCAGCAGCAGGATTACAGCCTGGAGGCCCTCGCCAAGCGCGACGCGCGGCCAGACCCGTTTGCTCCGGCGTCGGCTGGCGCGGTCAGCGAGCCCGCGGCGCAGGATGACGCGGCGGTTGCATCCGAAGCCCGAGCCGCCCTGGTCGAAATCTATAAGGGGCTCGCCTGATGTTCGACGGAAAGGCGTTCGGCCAGGAGGTCGTGGAGGCCGTGAAGGCCCATCTCGGCCGGGTCGTTGAGCCTCTGCTGTCGCGCATTGAGGCTCTGGAGAAGCGCCTGACCGCGTTGCCGGTGCCGCGCGACGGGCAGGACGGCAAGGATGGCCGGGACGGTCGGGACCCTGATCCTGCAGCGATCCAGCGCATGGTGGACGAGGCGGTCGCCAGAATGCCGGTTCCAAAGGATGGCAGGGACGGTAAGGACGCGGATGCGGAGACCGTGGCCGCCACCCTGCGTGATCAACTGGAGCGGATGGTTGCGGAGGCTTTGGACCGGGCTGTGGCGGCTCTACCGTCTCCTAGGGATGGTCGTGATGCCGATCCCGAGCAGATCCGCGCGGCGGTGGCGCGAGAGGTTAGAGAGGCTGTGGCTGCGATCCCCGCGCCCAAGGACGGCACCAGCGTCTCCCCCGACGAGGTGGCGCAGATGGTGGCCGCCCAGGTGCAAAAGGCCGTCGAGGTGATGCCCAAGCCGCGCGACGGTGCCGGGGTCGCCGGGGCCCTTATCGACCGCAAGGGATCGCTGGTGCTGACCCTTTCGGATGGCACGGTCAAGGATCTCGGGCCGGTCGTGGGCCGCAACGTGGACCTGGTCGAAGTCGAGCGTATGGTGGCGAAGGCGGTCGACGCCATTCCCCGGCCGCGAGACGCTTTCGGCTTCGACGACCTAACCGTCGAGCATGACGGCGAGCGCAATATCGTCCTGCGGTTTGTCCGGGGTGACCAGACGAAGGAGTTCCCCCTGACCGTGCCTGTGGTCCTGGACCGCGGCGTGTGGCGGGAGGGCGAGTATCAGAAGGGCGATGCGGTGACCTGGGGCGGCTCGCTCTGGATCGCCCAGGAGAAGACCTCGGAGAAGCCCGAGACGGGCGCCGGCTGGCGCCTGGCGGTCAAGAGGGGGCGGGATGGCAAGGACGGCGCCGCGCCCAAGGCCACGCCCGGGCCCATCCGCGTAGCTCCGGCGGCGGGCGCATAATGCTGACCGTCATCACACCCGCTCTCAGCTACCGCCTGACCAGCGAAGTCCGCGCTCGGGACCAACTGCAACTGTCCGTAGAGGCGGTGCCGGGCCCCTATCTGCTGGACCTGATCGACGCGGCTTCATCCACGATCGTGAACCATTGCAACCGGGCCTTCGCCCGGGAAACGGTGGCAGAGACCGTTCGCCCCTGCGGCCCCGGGCCGCTCATCTTGTCCCGCGCGCCGGTAGTTGGCGACGTCGCTGTCCTGTTGGACGGGAACGCGGTGGCTGCCGACACCATGGAGTGCAATCGCTCCGCCGGCCTGCTGTACCGCCTGGATGGCTGGGGGCGCTCGCCGTGGTACGGGCGCTCCGCCGTGGTCACCTACACCGCCGGATGGATCCTGCCTGAAGACAGCACATTCGGGACCGCGCTTTCGGCCGATCGCCTGCCGGCTGATGTGGAGCAGGCGTGCCTGACCCTGGTCGCAGCCCGGATCGCAGGGCGCGGCCGAGACCCAATGCTCCGCTCCGAGAGTACCGAGGGCGTTGGCTCCGCTTCCTACATCGCAACCGCCGACATGGGTGCAATGCCGCCCCAGGCAACCGCGGCGCTGGCGCCATATCTCCGCATGGGCTTCGCCTGACATGGGCCAGATGCTCGAAACCCGCCGGCGGATGATCCGGAGCCGGGGGAGGACCATGCGCCTGATCCGGCGCGCCACGAATGGCGTGCCGCAGCAGACGGTGGACCTGATGGGCTTCCCGCGCCTCTACCGGCCCGGGGAGATCGAAGGCGCCATCCAGCAGGGCGACCAGCAGGTGGAGATCCTGGCGGACGAGCTAGATGCGGCGGGTTTCGGCGCTCCGACCACGGGGCATTTGCTGGTGCTCGATGGGCGCCAGGTCACCCTGCAGGGAGCCCGGCCGATCTATGAGGGGGCGGACCTGATCGGCCACTCGCTTTGGGTGCGCGGATGAGCAGCCCCGAGGTTTGGACGGACGCGAAGGCCCGCATCGAGGCCGCCGCCGGCGCCCTTGGACTGCCGGTAGCCTGGCCGAATGAGCCCTTCCCGGATCCGCAGCCCTATGACGCGGCCACCGGCGCTCCCTTCCACTGGCTCGCGGTGGAGATCAGCGGCGACCTGTCAGAGGCGATGGAGCTGGGCAGGGAAGGGGTGTGGGAGGAGACCGGCATGGTCCACCTGCACCTGATGATCCCGACCGGTTCCGGCATCGCCTCAGGGCTGGCGGAGCGCAAGGCTCTGGCCAACGCCTTCCGGGGCTTGCCGCCTGCGGCTGTGACCTACCGCGGCGCCATCCTCGACCCCAGCGGCCCGGCGGATGAGGACGGCAACTGGGCGCGACTGGCCCTGCGCATTCCGTACTCCTACCAGGATTTCACCATCCCAGCTTGAGGAGGCCGCCATGGCCGAGAAGACGGTGACCTACGTCATCAAGGGCCCGGACGGGAAGAAGGCCGGCGAGCAGACCGTGCCGGAGAACTTCTCACCGCACCTGCTGTCAGGGCAGCGGGCCGAGATCGCCGAGCCGAAGCCCAAGGCCGCCGAAAAGCCGGCCGCCAAGGGCGCCTGAACCCGGGGCCATCGGCCTCATCGTCACGCAATAGGGCGTCCCTCGGGGCGCCCTTTTTCATGGAGAAAGACCGATGGCAGGGACCACCGGCTATCAGGCGGGCGTGGAGAGCAGCTTCGCCCAGATCGCCTACATGCAGGAGACAGCCTGGGGCGTTCTGCCGGGATCTCCCCAGCTTCAGGCCATTCGCTACACGGGCGAGAGCCTGTCGGGCAGCAAGACGCGGACCCGGCCGAACGAGATCCGCATCGACCGCCAGGCTTCGGCCGCGGTGACGACGGAGGAGACGGCCGGCGGCGGCATCAACTTTGCCCTCAGCTATGGCACCTTCGACGACATCCTGTCCGGTGTCATGGGCAACGACTGGGCGGCCGACGTGCTCAAGCCCGGCTCGCTCTTCAAGTCATTCCTCGTGGAGAAGCGGTTCAGTCCGGCGCTCTTCCTGCGCTACCCCGGCGCCTTCTTCTCTTCGGCTTCGCTGACGGTGGCGCGCGGGCAGTTTCTGTCCGGCAGCTTCAACGTCATCGCCAAGGAGGAGGCCGACTTCATCACCTCGGCCTCGACCGCCGCCTATACCCCGGCCCCGAACGGCCGCGTGATGGACCCCGTCGCCGGTGTGCAGGAGGTGATGCTGGACGGGGCGCCGATCGCGACCGGCTGCAACTCCATCACCCTGAACATCACCAATGACGGTGCAGCCGCGGACTTCGCGCTGGGCTCAGCCGCTGCGCAGGGCATGCGCATGGGTACGCTGACCGTGGGTGGCACGGCGGAGTTCTACTTCCGCGACTTCACCCTGTACCAGCGGTTCAAGTCCGAGACGGCCGGCGCCTTCTCCTTCCGCACGGTGGACGTAGACGGCAATGGGTATCGGTTCACGGTGCCGCAGGCGGTCATCACCAACCCGCGCATCACGGCCGGTGGCATCAACCAGGCCGTGATGGCGGTCTGCGACATTGAAGGCAATCCGCACCCGACGAATGGCTCGGTGATGATCGAGCGCATTCCCGCCTGACGATCGCGCAGCCAGCGCCGCGGCGCTGGCGCGTGAAGGGGCCGGCGCTGTCGTGCGGGCAGCGCCGGCCCCGCCTCCCGCACAACCGCACAGGACACCGCACATGGCGAAGCTTTCGACATTCAAGACCAATTCCCGCGCCCTCAAGGAGGGCGAGTGGGTCCGCCCCGGCGAGGAATACGGCGATCTGGAGATCCTGACCCGGGGCCTCACCGACACCTATTTCGACGCCCAGGCTGCCCGGCAGCGGCGCGCGGCCGTCGGCTTCGGCGGGAATGTCGATAAGCTGCCGGTGGCCATCCGGCGCGCCATCAACCTGGACCTGCTGATCGAGCATGTGGTCCTCGACGTGCGGAACCTGGAGCACGACGACGGCACGAAGGTCACCTTTGACCAGTTCACGCAGATGCTGCGCGACCCGGACTATGCGGAGCTGGCCACAGCCTGCTTTGCCGCAGCCTCGCTGGTCGGCCGGCGCCGGGCAGTGGACGTCGAGGACGCCGTCCCTTCCTCCGCCGCGCCCTCCGTCTGACCTTGGACTGGGGGCCGCACAGGGCCTTTCTCGAAACCCTGCCGGAAGAGGACCGGCCACCACCGCCAGAGGTGCCGGACTGGCTCAACTGGGTTTGGCGGGCCTGGAACCGCTTGCATGACGAGCGGCCCAGCACGGTCACTGGCTTTGCGGTGCCGATGGGCGCCATGAGGCTCACCTCCCGGCCGGGACGCATCCCCTGGACGGCGGTTCAACGCTGGTGCCAGCACCACGGGCTTGGGAGGGACGACATGGCTTTCCTCGACCGCTGCATTGGCGAGATGGACGCGGAGTATCTCGCCTGGTGGGGCGAGCGGCAGGCCTCGGTCGGATGAGCGGTGCCTTTCGCCGGTCGGTCAGCGTCTTCGTCAACCAGAACCTGACGCCGGCCGCGCAGTCCGCGGCTCTGGCCCGGACAGCGATCGAGGGGCGGCAGGAACTGATCCGGACGGGGAGGGCGCCCGACAACTACCGGACCCTCGTCGACGGGCGGGAAGGGGTGCCAGAGGCGCAGGTCAAGCCGCAGGGCATGATCGTCTACCGCTTCAACCTCTTGGGCGAGGCGGCGGTCTTTGCGCTGGGATTTCTCCGGGCCCGGTCACCGGTCCGCGGGGGGAAGTTCCGGGACAGCTTCTGGGCGGCGGTGGACGGGCGGCCGTTTTCGCTAAAGACTTTCGACCCTCAGCAGGTCGGCGGGGCGACAGAGGTCATCATCTACAACACGCAGCCCTACAGCCGCAGGGTCCAGGTCCAGTTCGACGGCTCCCGGCGCCTCCGCTTCAGTGTGCCGCCGGACATGTTCGGGGATGCGATGATGGCGGTGCGGCGCCGGTTCCCGACCCTCGACGCCTCGCAGTTCTATCGCATCCAGGCGCCAGGCTCGAACAACGGCGGGCAGGGGCCAGGGCTCTACACGCTCAAGAACGGGCGCCGGGCCGGCAAGGCAGTGGATAGCCCGGCGCTGGTGATCTCGGTGAGGACATGACGAGGGGCTTGGGGAATCCGGAGTGCGAGCCTATCCTCAGGGGTATGGCTGCCGTCGCCGAACTCTTCGCCCCTTTTCAGCAGGCCTTCTCTCGCGGCCAGCGGCGCGGCGGGCTGACCCTTTCTCCGGAAGCTCTGCAAGTAGTTCGTGACCATCTTCCCGAATTCCGCGAGGAATCGGAGGAGTTGATTCAGCAGTCTAAGAGGCTGGCGGAAGATCTGAGAGCTCAGCCCGAGCCAGCATTAGTTTATGCACTTGCGGACGAGGTTATCGAAAGTCTTGAGGCGGTGGAGGCCAGATCAGCCGAAGGCTTGAGGACGCTGGAGGCGCATCGGCGGCGCGGTTTTTCTGGTGAATCGCTCATCTATCTAGAAGAGATCATTGCCCTAGCATCTCGGGTCGCAGAAGCGGCCCGGGACGCCCGATGGATTGTCATGGCGGAACGCGCGAAGGCGCGCCCCCCCGAGGATCTGTTGCCAGCTATGAGCATCGGAGAACTCCGGAAACTGGTGGCCGCGCGCTAAGTGGCTGCGTGGATGCCGGCAAAGTCCTTTCTCAAGGATGTTCAGAAACTGGACCGTAAAGATCAGGAAAAGGTTTGGAAGGCAGTCCAAAAGTTTACCCATAATCATTCTTTGCCGGGCCTTAACTTCGAAAAACTCGCCGGTTACGAAAACCTTTGGTCTATACGGGCGGATATTAGTCTTAGGATTTTGCTGTCGCGCACAGATAGCGACGGGGACGTCGTGTGGTTTTTAGAAGGTGTGGGGCCACACGACGTTTATCGGACTAGGTAGGGCTGGTGATCTCGGTCAGGGGTTAGAGAAAGGCAGGTCTCTAGGAGCGTCGAATCCTCGATTTTGGGCGAGGCGGAGCATCTCTCGGTATGCTTCCTTGAAACCGTCAAGGGAGATCGAGGGACGAGTAAAACGGCTTCTACGATCATCCCATAATTCGAAACGGATACGTGAGCCAGAAAGAAGGGACTGGAGGTACGGATAGGCCGCCTCTTTTGAGGCGAAAATGGGCGAGGTCCAAGGGCGAGCTTCATCCACCCGCACCGCTCCCCGCCACCCGTTTTGCCCAGGATCAATGAGCCTCAATGCCGGCGTTGACCAGTTTCCATCGGAAACGCCCATTGTGACGTGGAAGGTGAAGGGGCGAGGAGAGCCATTGAGTATCGGATAAATCGACCAAATCCGACTATCCCGGACTTCATTGTACTCTTCGACTAGCCGCCCGTCTCGGAACCGAGCGTCAGCTCGGGACTGCGGAATCAGGAGGGCAAAAAGCAAAGCAACAACAGCGATCCGACGCATGGGGCTATTCCTCGTCGCTTTTCTTGAGACCAATTTTCGGTGTCGGACGTTTTGCTAGCTCTGGGTCTGAAGAAAAACCGCCGACGCCTCTGAATTCACTTAGCCATTGAAGTGCAGGCGGAAGACGTCCGTCGAAAGCGGCGGATAACTTATTGTAGACTGCTTCAATCACGCCCGCATAAACTGCGGATGTGGCCGCGAGAGATTGCTCGGCCCGCTTTACCGCAGTTAATAACTCTTGTGGTTCATCGCTGAAAGATTTCGTTATGCGGTCCACTAACTCTGCATTGATGGACCGATTGTTGGTTCGCGCAGCCTCTTCGACCTGCGCCTTAAGCTCGGCCGGCATGCGCAACATGAACTTGGGATCATCTCGGGCCATGCGTCACCGTGCCATCAAAGACGCTTGACGCCTATGAAGTCACGGTGCCATATACTTCATGATGTCACGGTGACATCATGGGGTGAGGAGATGATGGCGAAAGCTGCCGGATACCGGCTGACGTTGCGACTGCCGCCTGAGATGCAGGAGTGGATTTCGAGGCAGGCCAAGCAGGCCCACAGGACCTTGAATGGAGAGATTGTCGCCCGGCTGGAGCGGACGCGTTGGCAGGACGATCTAAATAGCCGCCCTCTCGGGGGCGGTCAGCCGGCGGCGGGGCAGGGGTCGCAAGCCTAGACCCCGCCGACCGGCATCTCGCGCCCTAACCGCCCTGGCAGGCGGGGAAGGGCACCCACAATCGATGGAAGGAACATCGACTATGAGTTCAGCGGAACATAAGGGCCTCGTGCCCGTGATGGAACAGGTGATTGGGGGCGTCCGGGTTCAGACCGTGGATGCTCGGAACCTGCACGGCGCCCTGGGCGTCCGGAAGGACTTCACCAACTGGGCCAAGCAGCAGATCACCCGTCTGCGGCTTCACCCGGATCGGGATTATCGGGGGGAGGTTTACGCCCCGCAGGGCGAAAACCCCCAGGGCGGCCGCCCGACCACGTCCTACTGGTTCACCCTCGACGCCGCGAAGCACATCGCCATGATGGCCAACACGGATCGGGGCTATGAAGTCCGGGAGTACTTCATTGAGTGCGAGCGGAAGGCGCACGGCGACCAGGGCGCCATTCGCCAGGGCACCGTGAACCCGACGGGCGAGGTCATCGCCATGGACCCGGCCTGGGCGGCATGGCTGGCTTTGCCTCTGGAGGAGCGTCGGCAGCGGCACCGGGACGCCTTGGCCTACAAGCAGGCCGGCGGCGTAGTGATGATGCGCTGGGCCATGTGGAACCAGGGCTACGCCATCCCGCCGCGCTATATGCTCGGGGCGGTGGCTCAGTACGAGATGGAGTTGGCCAAGCGGCAGGAGCAACGGGGGGCCATCACCATCACGGTGCCCTATTCCGAGGGCACCCACTGATGGCCGTCCTCTCTCGCCGGAACGTCATGACCGTGACGTCCATGCTCGCAGCGCGGGCGGTGCCGATCGCCGCAGCCATCGTGGCGGACCAATATCTGATGTGCCTGTGTGAAGAATGGATGGAGACCGAAGCCATTTTCGACAGGGAAGATGACGTGCCTCGGGACGAGCTGGGGGTGGCGATGGAGCGTCGCCGGCAGATCCGGGACACGCTTCGGAACCTCCCGGCAGAAACTGACCAGGGACGCCGCGCTGAGGCCCGCGTCCTGCTGACGGAACTGGCGGTCTATGGGTCCAGCGGGCCCTCTGAGCCGAGCCAGTATGTGGCTTGGTCCCTGGCGCAGGACATTCTGCGAGCCGGCTGACCGTCTAAGGGTATCAGCACTGCATATACCCTGAGGGGCCGCCCGGTGGCGGCCCTTCGCATTTTACAGGCGTCCCATCCGGGGCGCCCTTTTCATTTGGAGAGAAGGGGGACCGATGGCGACTGTCAGCCAAGTCACCGAGGCCGTGTACCGGTCCCGCTTCGACGACCAGATGACCGCCGGGGCGAACGCTGCTGCCGCCGCTATGGACAAACTCGCGACGGCGGTTGAAGCGACCGAGGAGCGGGTCACCCGCTCGGAGCGGTCGGCCACCAGTTGGGTGCGGGCGAATGACGCCGTGACCCAGGCAGCCACCCGGGCGCAGAAGGCCAAGACCGATCTCGCCAATGCCGAGAAGGCCCTGGCCAACGATATGGCCGCCGGTGGCGAGAAGGCCGAGGCCGCGGGCCGGGCGCTCGACGCCTTGCGAGCCAAAGCGGAGCAGGCCGAGGCCAAGTCGCGGGCCCTGTCTGCTTCCTTTGCCGCTGCGGGCTCGGCCGCAAGCGCGTCGAACGCCCACATGGCGACGTTTGCCAGCGCCAATGACAACGCAGCGAACCGGGCTGACCGGCTTCGCGGTGTGCTGGGGCAAGCCGGCTTCCAGGTTCAGGACTTTGCGACCCAGGTTGCCATGGGCGGAAACGCCCTTCAGGCAGCAGGTGTGCAGGGCGCACAGCTCCTTGGGATGTTTGGGCCGACCGGGGCGATTGCTGGTGCGGTGCTCATGGTGGGCACGCTGGCAGCCCAGTTCCTGACAGCCGGCAGCAACGCTGATGTAGCGAAGACCAAGGGACAGGAAGCCTTGGACGCCATGGCGAAGAGTGGCAAGGAGACCGCCGCAGTCCTGCGCGACATCAACGCCCTGTTTCTCACGGCGGGGCAGCGCGCGGCGGCGCTGGCAAATGCGCAGCAGTCCGAGCTTCAGACGCGCACCCAGTCGCGCCTCGCTGAGCTGTCCGCCGGCCGCCAAGAGTTGGGGCGGCGGATCGCGGAGGAACAGCAGTACCTTACTGACATCAACCTGCCGAACGGGCCCTACTATCGGGCGGAGAGCAATGCCGACCGCAACCGCGAGGCCGAGGCGATCCTGCGGCTCCGGGAGCTGCGCTCGCAGGTGCAGTCGGCCGATCGCGAGATTGACCAGCTACAGCAGTCGTTAAGGCGCCTGGATAACGCTGGCCAAGTCGGCGTTGAGCAGTTCGGACCTGACGCCCCCGCGGGACTGCCGGGCAGCATTGACGAGCTACGGCGCCAAGTGGATCAGCGCACGACCATTCTTGAGCAGTTCCAGCAGCGCAAGAACCTGATCGACGTCAACCTGAGCCGTGGTGATATCGGTCAGGCCGAGGCTTCCCGTCTGGTCGGAATGGCCGAGAAGGAGCGGGACGACGGTCTGCGTCGACTGACTGAAACCTCCGGCCGCATGACGGTGGCTCAGCGAGAGGCGAACAAGGAACTCCAGTTCCAGCTTCAGCTTGAGAACGAGATCTACGACACGGCTCGGCGCACCGCCTCAGGGCTGGACAGCTACAACCGAGGAGACGACCTGGCCATCCGGTTCGCGCAGGCCAACATCAAACGTGCCGGCCTTGATCCTGACGACATTGAAAAGGCTGCAAAGGAGGCTCAGCGCGCATCCGATGCTGCCTACAAGGACCAGCAGCGCAAAGCCGAGGCCACTTACGACCGGATCGCCGATTATGCCGGCAATGCCTTTGCTGACATGTTCCTCAACACTGAGGGCGGCTGGAAGCAGACCATGGCGAACCTGGAAAGGATGGCGATTGCCACCTTCGCCAAGATCGCCTTCGAGGCGGCGGCCCGGCCCATTATCATGCCGGTGGTGCAGGCGTTCACGGGGACCAGCGCAGTCGGAACGGCGGCGAGCGTTGCTGGACAGGCGAGTGGTGCGACGTCAGCCACAACTCTCGCAGGAGGTGGCACCAGCCTCATCGGGTACGGCCGACAGGTCAGCGGGCTCTTCGACAGCAGCTTCTTCGGCGGCAGCCAGAATTTCCAGAGCGGCTTCATCGGCACCGCGGACCGCTACCTCAACACGAACGTGGCAGGGTTCCTCGACCGGCCACTTTATACCGTGGGCGGGGAAGCCATTCCGCTTGGGGCCGACCCGATCGCGGCCAGCTATGCCCAGCCCGGCGTGGACGTCTCCATCGGCCAAGCGGCCGGCGGCGCGCTCGGCGTGGCCGGCGGCCTCTACGGCATCTATTCCGGCATTCAGACCGGCGGCGCGAAGGGCTGGGCCCAGGGGGCGAGCGGCGCAGCGGCAACGGCGGGCGGCGCGGCCATCCTTGCGGGCGGGTCGGCCGCGGGAGGCGTGATCGCGGCTACGGCAGCCTGGGCTCCCTACATCGCTGCCATCGCCGCCCTCGTGGCGATGTTCCTTCCCGGCCAGAAGCCCTCGGACAAGACCGGCACCGCGCTGCTCAACACCGCGACCGGGGACATGCTGGCGGGCGGCCTGAGCGGCGACAGATACAGTCAGGAGAACCGTGATGCTGCGGCCTCCATGGCGGACACGGTCAAGCAGTTCGCGAGCCAGATGAGCAGTTCCTACGGGATCACGCCCTATGGCCAGTACATCGTCGGCGTTGGCGCCCGGGACGGCATGTTCTGGCAGACCAGCGAGCGGCACGAGTACGGTTCCGATGAAGCCTCCGCCCAGCAGATGATGCGAGACATCACCCGCGACCTGCTGGAGCAGAACGCCTGGCAGCTCCAGGGCAATCTGCGCACGACCTACAACACAGTCGGCACGGGCGACATCGACAAGCTGCTCCAGGCGCTGGACTGGACGAACACGACCTACAAGGCGTTCCAGGAGAACGCTGACCCCGAGAAGCCAACCCAGTTCGCGCAGTCGCTGAAGCAGATCACGGACGCCTATGGCCCGCTGATTGCCAAGGCCCAGGAATATGGGCTGGCGCTGGAACCGATCGCGGACGCGCAGCAGGAGCAGATCAACAAGCTGATCGACGCCCGCAGCCTTCAGTTCAATCAGATGATCGCGGGCTACAATCTCACAGCGGCGCAGCTCCGCGGCGATACTGGCACCACGCTGGCCCTGCAGCTCCAGCAGTTCGACCTGCAGCGGGCGTCGGACAGCACGGCGCTGGTGGACCAGGTCAAAGATCTGGGGCTCGGCCAGGAGCAGATCGCGATTGCCCTCTCCGCCTTCAACGAGGTGAAGGATCTGCAGCGCCAGGCGGTCATCGACCAGTCTGCTGCGGCGAAGGCCCAGCAGGAGGCCGCGGCGGCGCAGGAAGAGAGCACCCGGCTCGGCTACGAGCGGAACGCGCTCCAGACCCTGGCCTCGCAAAGTGGCGTCCTGACCTCGTTCCTCGACCAGCTCGCGACAAACGACAACGCCAGCCCGCAGAATGCCTTCCTGGCGGCTCAGGAGCAGTTCGGCCGGGCACTGGCGGCGGCGCGCGGCGGCCAGGCCGACACGGCGGACCTAAGCGGCCTCACCGGTGCGGCTGGCACGCTGCTGAACGCAACCAGCTCCTTCTACGGCGACGGCGCGCAGGCGGCGGCGATCCGCTCGGGCGTGGTCAGCCAACTCACTTCGGTCGGTGCCGACCTCGGCCTGCCCGGCTTCAGCGACCGTTGGGACGCCACGGCAGACCGCCTCATCGCGGCGCAGAGCGATGTGGCCCTGCAGAACCAGAACCTCGCGGCAGAGATGGCCGCTCTCCGCGAGGAGTTCCGCTCCTGGCGCATTAGGCAGGCTGCCTGATGCTCGCCCAAGCTCCCATTGCCGCGGCGCCCAATGCCGCGCTCTGGCGCCGCTCCATCGCCGCGCCTGAACCGGGCAAGGTGCTGGTGGGGCAGGGGGCGGCCGATCCGGTCTGGGGCATTGCCGTTCAGCGCCCGGCCGCCGGCGGCATGCCGCGCGCGCCGATCGGGATAGTGGGCGCGCTGCCGATCGCGGCCCGGTCCATGCCGGCCGGGGTCGATCAGGGCATCCCGGTGATCCGCTACAGCGACCGCGGCTGGCTCGGGGAGCCGGGCGACGCGCTGGCTCCGAACGAGGCCTGGCCGGCGCGGCTTCTGGAACCGCCCGCGATCGAGCGGGCCATTCCGATCTACCCGACTGAGGCCCGCCGCTCAGAGGTGAATGCGGGCGAGATTACGCTCGCGAACGGCGATGGCGCGCTGGACGTGCTGACGACGGACTGGCGCTTGGCCGGCCGGGCCATTGAGATTCTGCGCGGGCCGTACCGCTCCCCGGTTCGGGCGGCGCGATCGGAATTCGCCACCATCGGCACCTTTCGGATTACGCGTTTGGCGCAGGGTAGCGCCAAGCTGCAGATGCCCCTGGCCAGCGCCGCGGCCGACCTGACCATGGCCGTCTCGCCCACCTATGGCGGCACGGGAGGACAAGACGGCACCGAGGCTATGGCGGGCCAGAACCAGCCTGTCCGATATGGCATCCACCGGAACGTCAGCCCCGTACAGGCCGCCCCGAACCTGCTGGGCTACCATCTGCACACCGGGCGCATCTCGGCCGTCCTGGCGATCCGGGCACGCGGCGCGGCGGTGTCCTTCGCCGGCGACTACCCGGATTGGGAGAGCTTCGCCGCAGCCGTGGTCGCGGCCGGGACATACATCACCTGCCTGGCTCTTGGGTGGATCAGGCTGGGCAACCAGACGGCTTCGCTCACGGTGGACTTTCGCGGTGCGGCACCGGACGGCTACGGCTACCTCGGCACAGCAGCGGGGATCGCGGCTCATCTGCTGCGCACTGCAGGCGGCGTCACGCCGGATCGTGCGGCGCCCGAGAGCTTCTATGACTGGCCAGTGGGTGAGGTGAGGCTGGACGCCACAGGCCAGACCGTCGCCCAGGCGCTTGAGGACCTTGCGGCTGGCGTTGGTGGCTGGTGGGGCGCAGATGCCGCGGGCCGGTTCCGGGGGTCCGCTCTCCAGCGCCCCGAGGATGGCGGCGCCGGTATCGTACTCGCCCCCTGGATGCTCGCCAGTCCGCCGCAGGAGGTGCAGGCGGCGCTGCCGCCCTGGTACCGGGTGCGAGTAGCCTATCAGGTGCTCGGCACGACACAGGTTGGCGCCGACCTGGCCGATAATGTTCCGGCCGCTGACAGGGCCTATTTCGGCCAACCCTACCAGATCGCGACGCAGATCGACACGGGCGTGCAGAGCGCCTTTCCGGGCGCCACGGACGGCCCGCTGGTGCAGAGCGCCTTCGATGACGTGGCGGACGCTGATGCCCTTGCGCTGCGGCTGCTGGAGCTGTTCGGCAAGGCGCGGCGGAGCTGGCAGGCGGTGATCCGCTCCGACCACGCCTGGCGCTTCTGGGGCGTGCTGGATCCGGGGCAATTGGTCCGGCTGACCTGGCCGAACATCGCGGCGCTGCGCGACGGCCGCACCATGGTCCTGCGTGGCTACTCGGCCCGCGGCGACCGGCTGACCTTGGACCTCTGGGGGTAGATCGTGGGCGTCGTCCTGGCGTGGAGCAACGCGGCCGAGGCTGCGGGCGTGAGCTTGTCCGCTTCGTCGGAGGCGTTGGGTCTTGGCATCGGGTCCGTGCTGGAGCGGACCATCGGCAATGTCTGGCGCAGCGGGGTAGGGGGCGCCGTTTCCCATGTGCTGGCGACCACCCTGCCGGCGGTGGTGCCCGTGCGGGTGGTGGCAATCGCCGCGCCGCGCGACGGGGTGCTGCCGGGGGCGGGGGCCACATGGCGCGTCCAGGCCAGTGCGGTCGAGGCCGGGGCGGCGGAGGCGTTCGATAGCGGGGTGCAGGCGCTCGGCATGCGCCGCGGCGTCGCGGCCCAGCTGCTGCCGGCCGGCGTGTCGGCCCGGTATGTGACCGTGACCGTCACGTGCGCGGCGGGCGACCCGTACCTGCAGCTTGGGCGGCTCTGGATCGGCGATGCCCTCGTGACCGAGCGGAACCCGTCCTATGGCTGGCAGCGCGGGGTGCTGGACGCGGGCAGGTCCGATCGCGCTGCGATCTCAGGCGTGCGGAACGTGGAGCGCGGGGCGAGGGCCAGGACGCTCGACTTCGAAATAGCGATGCTGACCGAGGCTGAAGCTGCGGCGGTCGATGAGGCCGCGCTGGCGGTCGGCACGACCGAGCAGGTCTTCATCGACCCAATCGCCGGCGAGGGCTTCAGCATGTTTGGGCACTTCACGCAGCCGCTTGCGCCGGCGCAGCCCAACTTCGCGGAACGCACGGTGCGCATCACTTTTGAGGAGGATCTGTAATGGGCGTTCCGCTGCTGACGGGCGATCGCGTCCTTCAGCTCACCACGACGACGGGAACCGGGACCTATCAGCTCGGCGCCGCGGCAGCGACGACCTATCGCACGATGCTCCTGGCTGGCGTCGCGTCCGGCTCGCGCGTCATGTACGTGGTGCAGGATGATCCGCTCACCCCGACGCAGTGGGAGGAGTGCGAGGGCATCTACACGGCGGGGTCACCCGACACCCTGACCCGCGCGACGGTGCGCGGCGGCTCGAACGGCACCTCGCCGGTGAACTGGGGCTCGGGCACCAAATACGTCTACCTGACCGCCTTTGCGAACCGGCTGGCATTGCTCGACACGGACGGTAAGCTGCCGCTGAGCGTGATGCCCTTCGACGTGGCCTCCCGGATCAGCACGGACAACGGATCCTGGACCGGCACCTTCGACCTGTTGAACGGGACGGACACGGTGCTGTTCGCCATCGGCATCCCGGAGGGTACGCAACGAATCCTCTTCACCGGCTGGGCGCGGCTGCAGAACATCAGCGCCACCGTCGCCGATGCGACGCTGAGCGCGAAGATCATCAACAGCCAGGGCGCCGTCTTCTACGCCTTCCCGCAGATCGGCCTTGGCACCGGCTCGGGAAGTCAGTCGGAGACCATCGGCCTGGCGGGCCAGTTCAGCGTGCCGGCCCTGGCAGCCGGGCTGCAGCTCGGCTTTTTTGCGCGCAAGGAGCAGGCGGTGGGCCCGTACTACATCCTGAACGCGGCGGCCTCCGCGATGTTCGTGAAGTGAGGGCAGCATGACCGCACGCTACGCGAACCCCGGCCGAACTGATGTGGCTCTGACCGTGGGCGGGATTGTTTACGCCGTGAAGCCGGACGATCCGCGGCTGCAGGGGATGGAGATCGCGCCCTACGCATCATCTGGAGCTGGTGGGTCGGCGCCTGCCGTCCGCTACGTGCCAGTGTACTTGGCGCGCCAGCGCCTTGAGGAAGCGGGGCTGTGGGAGGCCGCTGCCCAAGTCCTCGTCTCTCAGCCCGCGAAGATGCTCAAGGTGCTGAGCCTGGAAGCTGGCATCGCGACCGACGACCCGGACGCGCTGGAGATGCTGGCGGCCATCGGCGCCGATCCGGCCGTGATCCTGGCCGCTTAGTCACCACCACCCACAATCCGGAGTGCATGGCATGGCGGGAGCCCTCCCGGTGCATGTGACGCTGCGCGCGTACTTCGGCGCGGCCTATACGGGGCTGCCCTTCAGCACCACCACCGGCACGACCCTGTCGCTGATGATCGAGGCCCGGAACGCGGTTACCGGTCAGCTCATCGACGTGGAGGGGCTGCGCGTGCGGCAGGAGCGGCCGGACCGAGCCGATATCATCCTTGATGCCGACGATCTCGCCCATCTGGAGACAGGCCGCTACAGCGCCGAGATCTACATCGACGCGCCAGGTGACTGGACGCTGCCGGTGGACTGCGACGAGCCGCGCCCGGCCGAGACGAAGGCATGGCTGCGCGCGAGCGGCCCGCCTGTAGCCGCCTCGGCAGTGGGCAGCGGGAGCACGGCTCTGGCCCTCCCGGGGAACCGGCCCTTCGACCTGCGGCTGGTCAAGGATGTGCAGGAGGCCGCCCCGCTCACCGGCACTGAAGGTCTGCTGATCGCCCAGGATGACGAGGACGAGGTTCCGCAGCCGCGGCTCCTGACGGTGGGTCTCATCCGCCAAGACGCCCTCGGCACCATCGCCCCCCAGGTCCAGCAGGTCACCACCACCGCCGCCGCCGTGCAGGAGGCGCGGGTGGAGGTGGCGGGGGTGGTCCAGGCCCTGCCGCAGACGATCGCTGGTGAGCTGGCGGTTCAGGCGCCGGCCGTGATCCAGGCGGGCGCTGAGGCCGGTGCAGATGCGGGCAGCGCGGCCGGCGCGCAGGCGGCCCAGCCCTTCGCCCAGCAGGCCGAGGTTGCTGCGGCCAATACCAGTGCCACAGTCGCGAACGCCGCCATCCAGCGGGCAACCCTGGCTGAGCTGAAGGCGCTGACCGGCGTCGCCGATCGGCAGCTTGGCGTGGTGTTCGGCACCGGGGCGGATGCGGGGCAGTATCGCTACAGCATCTCGACCGGCACCTGGGCGCGCGAAAGCAACACGGTCCCGCAGATCGATGCCGTTCTGAGGCTGCTCGCGTCCTGGGTCCAGTCCGGAGGCGCCCAGGGCATCACGCTGGAGGGCCCCGGCGGCTTTGTCTGGGGCGAGTGGACTGCGGCCGGGGAGATCGCGGCCCGCAGCCTGCGCGTCACCGATGAGCTTGCGCTGACGGATGTGCTCGGCGCGTTTCTGGCGAAGCTACAGCCGGGCACCATGCCCACGGAGTGGATCGACTTTGCGGGCCGCGTCTTCGCGCAATTCCAGCCGGATGGAACGCTGGCTCTGTCGGGTATGGCGGCGGGCGACGCCCGGGCTGACACGCTGACGGTGCCTGGCGTCCTCACCGCCGCCGCTGGAACGCTGGGGGTGCACGGCGCAAAGGTGCTGGCCTCTCCCCAGCAGGGCATCTCCTTCGAGAACGAACACGGCCTGGTCTATGCCGAGATCGCGCCCAGCACGACCGCCGGCAATGCGGACGGCTGGACGCCGACCGAGGCGGCCGGTTTCGAGGCGGAGGGCCTGGCCGCTTCGACCGCGGCTCAGCGGATCGACACGCTCACGGCGCGGCCGACCTACGACATCAACATCGTCCCCGCCCTCGGGCAGTCCCACACCGTCGGCGCGCAGGCGCGGCGCTCCATCTCACGGGCGGGCCACCCCTTCGTGAGGATGGTTGGCAACTGCGTGCGCTCCTACGGCGCCTCCACCACCACCTGGACGCCGAACGGCGCGGCCGCCTTCAATCCGATCGCGGCGCGCGTCGCGGGCACCGGGGCAGGGGTGATCCTCACCGTGGCGGAGGAGGAGGCGCTTCCCGCCGATGCCACCAACGCCGGTGAGACGATCCTGGAGGGGGCGCTCGCCATGCTGGACCTACTCCAGCAGATCGAGCGAGGTCCGCTCTCCGATCGCTCGCTCATCCTCGTCGGCAATACGGTCGGCGTCAGCGGCACCAACATCGAGCAGTGGCTGCCTGACGCCCCGGGCACCTACTTTACGCGCTTCACCAGCTACATCGACCTGGTGAAGAGCATGGCGCCGGCCGGGAAGACGGTGGGCTGCCCCTACCTCATCATCGACATCGGCCAGAACAATTACGGCGGCTCGGGCGGCTCCACGCCGGACAAGGATCAGTTCAAGGCATACGTCCGGCAGGTCATCAACGCCTGCCGCGCCTATGTCGCCTCGGCTCTCGGGCAGACCGACCCCATGGGCGTCATCGTCGCCCAGCCGGCGGCCGGTTACACGAACGACGCCTTCGACATGGCCATCGGTCAGGCCTGGCGCGAGCTGGCGGCCGAGGATCCGCTGATCACGCTCGGTACGTCCGGATACCCCGAGCCGGACAACGGCGGCGGCCACCTCACGGCCAACGGCTACCGGCAGCGCGGCATGCAACTCGGCAAGGCGCTGCACGCCAAGGCCATGGGCCGGTTCTTCCACCTCCCCGAGCCGGTGCGGGTGGTGCGGCGCGGCCTGCAGGTCGCGGTGCCCTACCGCACGACCGACGCTAAGCCGCTGAGGCGCGCGGCCTCCTATGTCGGGGGAACTGCCACCCTCTATGACGACTGGGGCTTCAGCCACTTCGAGGCTGGCGGAACGAGGGTGGACATCGCCTCGGTTTCGCTGCTCGGCCCGCATGCTCTGGGCATCACCCTCGCTCGAGCTCCGGTCGGCGATCCAGCGGCCGAGGAGCTGCGCTATGCCGATAAAACCTATCACGTCGGAAACGGCAATCTCTTTGCCGACGACGCCCTACGCACGCCGGCTCTCTACGAGTTCCTGAACGCCATGCAGCCCGAGGAGAACATCCCGGAGCTGGTCGGCAAGCCATACCCCAACGACACCCCCGCCGCCGCCGGCCACTGGCCAGTGACGGTGCTCGCCTGAAGGAGCCGACATGTCCTCTGGACTTCGCTGGATCACGCCGGGCGTGGTCGTCGCCAAGCCGCTGCGCTTTAACCCGCCTGTCCCAGCCGATGGCTGGTGGTATTTTCAGAGCGGGGCCACGGATAGCCGCCGCAATCTCATCAGCAAGGCCCTGGCGAGTGCGGTGGGCTCGCCCACCTTCGACGCTCAGTCCGTGACGCTGAAAGCCGGCGTCTCCGGCAACGCCCACCTGGTCACCGATGTGGTGGAGACCACGGCCATGAGCGGGTTGGCGGTTGTGAGAGCGCCGGACGCCTTCGACGGCACCAATGCCACCCTGCCGGTGTGGCTGGGTTCGCAGGATGGCTCCGGCGCCGCCCTGCGGGGCCTCTCCCTGATCGTGCGAGGCGCCGGCCGGGACGCCCTGACCTGGGTCACCAATGTGAGCGGCACGCCCACCTCGGACTATGTACAGGCCGCGGCCGCGCTGCCGGACATGCTCGCCTATCGCTGCATCGCCTTCGCGACGGACGGTCTCAACTACGACCTGTACGACCTGACCAACAACCTCTTCATCACGAAGCAGAACAGCAACGCCCGCATCCTCGGCGGGGCCGGCACGCCCTTCAAGATCGGCAATGTTGGCCTGTCTGCTCGGACGGGGCGGGGCCAATTCGCGGCTGTTGCGCTGCGGAACGCCTACATGACGGCCGATCAGTTCGCAGCGGCCTATGCGTCGGTGAAGGCCTATATGGCCTCGCTCGCTACGCCGATTGCTGTCTGATGCCCAGCTTCGCGCCCACCCCGGGCCGTGTGCCATGCCCGTGGTGCGACGGTGATGAGCCGGGGTGCCTAATCTGCGACGGGATTGGGGAAAATCCGCAGCCGCCGGTGCCAGCGGACGCCGCGCTGATCGGAGGGTGACGATGCCGGGAAGGGGGAGGAAGAAGATTGCGACGCCGGATATTGGCCGCACAACGACTGGACCCTACGTCGTTCGTGCTGGCCTTCGCCTTCTGGGCGGGCATCATGGGTGCGTCCATGGTCGCTTCGGAAGACGTCATGGCGCGGACCATCATCTACCAGTGGCTCCGCGATATTCCGCTCTCCGAGGACTGGTGGGGGGCGCTCATGGTTGCGGATGCTCTGGCGCTCCTCTGGGCGGCTGACCAGCCCCATCCTCTACGGCGCGCGGCCACGTGCCTCGTATCTGGCCTGTTCTGGTTCTTCTGGGGCGGCGGGCAGATCATCGGCGGGCTGATCAGCGGCATCGTCTCAAGCAACGGCGTCTGGAACATGATTGCCGGCATTGGGCTGTGCGTGGCCGGCGTCCAATGGATAAACCGATCGGGGGCGCCGGCATGACATCCATCCCGGTCTGGCTGGCGATCCTCTTCCCCTCTGCCACCCTGATCCTGGGCGCCTTCATGGCAGCCTGGACGGTCTATGCCTGGGTACGGAGGCAGGGCGCCGACCGGGACGCTCAGTACGATGCCAAGCTGGTCGCGGTGAGCACCCGCATGGACAGCCTGGCCAAGGACATCGCGCAGACGCGCGAGACCTCTGACCTCAAGCTGACCTCCGCGATCGAGAAGGAAAGCAAGAGCCGCCACGACAGCGCCAATGCCATGGCGAATGCGCTGGCGGCCCTGCAGCAGCGGTTCGACGCGGGGATGCGTGAGACCGCCAGCCGTGAAGAGGTGCGGTCGGTCGAGACGCGCCTGACCACTGCGCTCGGCAAGGTCGAGATGAAGGTGGACCAGCTCTCCGCGCTGGTGCCCGAGATGAACGCCACCCTGAATGGGGTAGCGAAGCAGGTCGAGCGGATGGTGAGCCGCCTCGAAACTCGCCTCAGCGGCGACTGACCCGCCGGTTCCTACGGCTTCGGGATCGGGACGAGCGTGCCGTGGTGGTAGGCAACGAACAGGCCGAGTTCTCTGGCGCGCTCCGGCGTCATGACCATGACTGTAACGGCAGTTTCGGTTTGGAACCGAACAACGAGCCTTGAGGTTTCAGATCTCGGATCGAGTATACGTTCCAGCGACACAACACGCGCTTTGGTGACCGGTCGAGCTTCGTTCATCGGCGTCGGATCTACCAGCATCGTTGGTGCGGCGCACAACTAAAGGTTAATGGCCCAGGCCTCGTACGCGGCCCGGCACCCCTGACAATCTGGAGAACGACGATGGCGCCCTTGATGGCCATCTGCGCCCCGCGGTTGCCCGGCCTCATTGGCTAGGCTCCCGGGATTGAAATAGGCCGCCCGGTCAGGAAGGCATCTAGAACACCGAGTTCTCTGAAGCGCTGAGGCGAGAGCCTGACCTGCTGCAATCCATCAGTAGTCTGGAACTCGACGACGATGGGCGGCTGGTCGGATGCGTTTTCCTCGGTCGAGATCCGCACGTTCGTAATCAGAGCAAGGCCGGGCGGCACGGATAAGAACAACAGGTAACTCCGCGGCTACTAGGACCGGATCGGGCGTAAAGCCAGCAGCCTCCGCCAACGACCAAATGTGTTTCTGTAGGCAAAATGTATGCCGGGCGCGGCCCGGTACCCCTGACAATCTGAAAAGGAGGCGCGCATGGGCGCGTTGCTTCCGCTTGCCCTCGGCTTACTGCCCGAGCTGGCGAAGTGGATCGCTGGCGACACCGCTGGCACCGTGGCCGCCCAGGCGGCAGAGATCGTGCGAACCGTCACGGGCACCGATGATCCCGCCCTGGCCCAAGCGGCACTGGCGGATCCAGCGAAAGCCGCCGAGGTCCGGGTTCGCCTGGCCGAGATCGCCGCTCAGCGGGAGGCAGCGGCCGAACAGGCGAAGCTGGAGAGCCTACGGGCCGCACTGGCCGACGTGGCGAGTGCCAGGGCCATGGCCTCCTCCACGCCCCTGATTGCCCGGACCCAGGTGGCGCTCGCGGGCGTCATCATGGTGATGTTCTTCGTCGTGCTGATCCTGATGGCGCTCCGCGGCGTGCCGCAGGGGACGGAGACGCTGTTCAACGTCCTGCTCGGGGCGCTGATCGCGGCGCAGACGGCGGTGATCGGCTTTTTCTTCGGCAACAGCACCAGCGGGCACAGCGCGAACAACGCGATCGCGCAGCTCGCGGAGCGCACGGCTGCGGCGCCTTCCCCTGTGTCTGTCCAGTCGGCAGGCACCGTGAATGCTGCCGCGCCCCAGCCATCCCCTCCCGGCACCAGCACCGATGCACTGAACCGCGCCGAGCTGGATCGCATCCGTTCACAAGGAGCCTGAGCATGACCCCCGAACTTCTCGACCGCTACAAGCACCTCTTTGGCTATGCCGCCGGCACTACGGGCGGCCTGGGCGGCAGAACCGTCAACTGCGCGACCGGCGATGAGGTGCAGGCCGCGATCAATGCCAAGGGCGAAGAGCCGCTGATTATCAACCTGACCGGCGCCATCAGTGGGGCGAATACCAAAGCCGCGCAGATCGATATCTCCGGCAAGCGTGACATCACCCTGATGGCGGACGGGGAGGGGCAGGATTTCTCCGGCGTCGGCATCCGAATCAACAAGGCCAGCTCAAACATCATCCTGTTCAACCTGAAGGGCGGTCAGATTTCAGAGGGCGGCAAGGACTGCATCGGGATCGAGGGCGACTGCCACCACATCGTGGGCCTGCACCTCGACCTCTCTGGCGACATGTCCAAGGGCAAGGACTACTATGACGGCCTCGCGGACACGAAGCGCGGCAGCCACTCCATTGCCTTTGTCCTCTGCAAGTTCAGCAATCACCACAAGGCGTGCCTAAACGGGTACTCCGACAAGGACAGCGAGAACGCGGACAGGAAGCTCACCTTCGCACTCTGCTGGTGGGACAACTGCGGCAGCCGCTGCCCGTCTGTCCGGTATGGCGAAGCCCATGTCTGGGGCTGCGTGCTGTCCGACATCGAGACCTCCGGCGTGAACTGCCGGATGGGCGCGCAGGTGCTGATCGAGGCCACCACCTTCGACAAGGTCCACAACCCGATCTGCGCTCTCGACAGCGCCAAGCCGGGTTTCTGGAACATCGTGGACTGCGCCGCCCCGAACTGCACATGGGGCAAGCCCAGCGCGAACGAGCCGTTGGCGGTGGACATGAAGCCCACCTGCGACTTCCGTCCGCCCTACACCATGCCGGCCATCACCCGGGCCCGGGCCGCCGGGCTCGTGCAGGAAGCTGCGGGCCTGCTGCCGCCCGGGAAGGTGGTGGCACTGCCCGGCGCCTCGGACCAGCCCGCGCCCGAGCAGCCGCAGCAGTCCGTGGAGGAGCCGCCTGCGGCCGAGCCCGACCCGGTGGAGCAGCCCGGCGGCCCCGAGACGCCGGCCGAGCCTGAGCAGCCGGCACCGGTGGAGACGGAAGAACCGGCCGAAGCCGAGGCTCTGCTGGACCAAGCCGAGGACGCGCTGATGAACCTGCGCGTGATCCTGGCAAAGCTGGCCGCCGAGCCGGAAGAGCCGGCCGCGCCCGTATCCGACCCGGCTGGCCTCCTGGCCCTGATCGATGGCGCCACGGCTGCGCTGGAGAGGCTGCCGGAGACCAAGCCCCGGAAGAATGCGCTCGACTACATGCGCAAGGGTAGGGACCAGGCCGAGAAGGCGCTGCGCGGGTGATGGGTACCTTCGAAAGACAGATGGCGGAGACCTCCCTCACCGAGGGAGGTTACGTCAACGACCCGCTGGATCCGGGCGGCGAGACGAACCACGGCATCACCGTCGCGGTCGCCCGGGCTTTCGGATACCGCGGCGCCATGCGGGATCTCACGGCTGACATGGCGCTGGAGATCTACCGGGCCCGCTACTGGATCCAGCCCTCCTTCGACCAGATCGACCCCATCCATCCCGAGCTGGCGGCCTGGCTGCTCGACACCGGCATCAACATGGGTCCGGCCGCGGCCGGGAAGATGCTGCAGCGCTGGCTCAACGCCCTGAACGACGGCGGCCGGCTCTATCCGGACCTCGCCGTGGACGGGATGTGTGGGGCCCTGACCCGGCACGCCCTAACCGTCTTCCTGAGCGTCCGGGGATCTGAGGGGAGGGACCTGCTGCCCCGCCTCTGCCGCTCCCTCCAGGCCGCGCGCTATCTCGAGATCGCGGAAAAGACCCCCAGCCAGGAGCGGTTCGAGTGGGGGTGGGTCAAGCGGGCGTTGCGGACGGCGGCCCTCGTCTCGTGAGCGCCTGGCCCTCGCCGCATTGAATGGCGGGCTTACCGCAAGGCAGAGATGAAAGCCGGCCGTAAGGTGCGTCGGCTACAGGGCAGCACTAGGAACCAGGGGTGTGTGGGTTGTCCGACGAGTTGGTTCCTCTTCAGAAAAGGGCAGAAAAGTTCCTGGCGGAGGCCAAGAAGCGTATCCTGGCCAGCGAACACGCCTTGAAGCGGCTGCAAGCTTTGCCTTCGGCGTCGGATTTCTTGTCCCCCGCTGGACAGCAACATTCTGGCGCCTTGACTGCCGGTGAACTCAGCACCGTGACTGCGGGGGAAAGCGACAGCGTCAGCTGACGCTAAGGCCGAGCGCATAGACGCTGGGATAGTACCAGGAGCCCAGGAAAGCCGCATTCGGAGCGGTGGGCCAAGCACTGGCGCAGCGCGGTGGAGGCTGTTGGTGGGGCGGAGTTCAGTGCCAACACCGAGGGCAGGGTCATAGCTCCCGGACTAACCTGATCGTGTCCCTTCCGGACCGAACCTTTGTCATAGGCTCGCTGAAGGTTGCCCGTGGTGGGCCTGGAGGTGGGCCCCGCAAGCATGTCCCCTTGGGGCCGCTCCTCTGCACGACACGGCCACGGCAGCTTGTCTCCAGCGGATAGCTTGCGTCGGGGGTGGCCGAAGCTGTCGTCATCTGGCGAAAGAGGCGCCAGGCAGGAGCACTTCGGGTTTGGGCGGGCGAAGCGAGCGCTGCTCCCGGGGTGATCTATGAGCGTCGGAATGACATGAACTGGGTAGCGGCAGCTAACCGATGCGCCGAACGTTGTCAGGCTCCGCAGAGGGGAACAGCCTGGAGGCGCGCCGATGGTTTCACGCCGGGACGATATCCATTCCAGGACCGAACAGGCGGCCGAGTTGGGGCGCGCTGCTGGCGAAGATCCGGAGGCAATGGCGTCCGATTGTCCATACGCGCATGACGAGTTGCGGATGAGATTCGCTTGGCTAGACGGGTTCAGTGAGGGCCGCATTTCGTTTGCCGGTGACCACAAATGGCTCGGGACGGGGATGGAAGATCATCGGCGTGGCTGGGTGGCTTCTCATCACGCCAGAGTTTGACCGCTGGACGCTGTATCAGGTCTCGCTGAGGGCGTTGGCGTAAACGAGTACAGGGCTACGGTTCAGCCGCGGGTTGCTGGCCCGTCGGCCACGCACACAGCGGGCGAGGATTGTACTGCAACGGGACGGCTTTACCTCGCGGAGGGCGCCCGCGCTGACTAATGCGCATTTTAGGCCAGATCCACGGAACAGAGGCTCTGCTCCCGGCGTTAAAGCCATCCGCATTGAGGTCGAGAGCAATGATCCTGGACGAGGCGCGGAAGCTGCGTGAGGAAGCGGCCATGTGTGTGAGGGTGGCGGACCAGATCAGCCTACCTTCAGACCAGGAAATCTTAAAGGACATGGCACGACGCTGCCTCGAACAGGCCGAGCGCATCGAACAGTCTTACAGTGTTCCGGGGCAGGCACCCGCCAAGGAGAGCAGCGGGCCGAGGTGAGGCGCCGGAGGCCGGCTCTGGTGTGAATCTGCGGTCGCGGGTGCGGTAGCAGAACGGAACTGTTGCCCAACCCGTGGTTGTGTTATCTCATGGGCATGGCAACGGAACTCTACAGGGACGTACGGCAGGCCCGGCGGGAGATCCTGGTCGTGTGCGCCGTTGCGGCCTTAATCGGGTCAGCATTGGCTATCGCGGCGATATGGCTGTTCGCCGACGTGGTGCCCTAGACTGACGCGCGTCGTTCAGCCTTTGGTAGGAGTACGCTGCTCCTGCTCCGGTGGACAGAGCGGGTGAGTACCCTGCTGCAGGGAGACAACTATGTCTGGCTGGTCGGCGAATGCAGCCAGGGCACCCGGAGCAGGCCGCGAAGGCAGCCGGTCGAAGATGGAGAGCGCCGCGGGGCACGCGCGCGGTCCAACCCTGGAAAGCTCCTCGATCTGTCGCTTCGTCCGGGTAGCGATGTAGTTCCGGAAGTTATCGGCCGAGCCGAAGTGCTGGACGCTGAGATCCTCCGCAGCGCGTATCTCCGGCGTATGGGGCGCAAGGGCATCGGGCAGCCGGCCCGGTTCGTTGCAGAACATCGCGATGTTCATCAGGTATACCCGGAGCAGGCTGACCTTCAGAGCCTCCCTGTCCTCCTGCTTTGCGCAGTGGGCCCAAGCCGGGGCTGAGCTAGCCAGCAGGGAGGTAATCAGAATGGCAGCCGGAACTAGACATCGCGGCAGCATCGCCGGATCCTCTGTTCTCACAAAACTGTGTGTGGATGTAAATAAGCCGGATGAGGCGATCAACCCGCTGTGGTTGCAGCTCTGCCGTTTCAGGAGGCCTCGGCTGAGATCCAAGCTGCCGATGGGTGGCCGAAGCTGCCGGCCTGAGCGCTATGCCAGGTGACGCTGAATGCCACCTAGCGAGAGACTAAGGGGCGCTTAGTCGACCCAGCGCCCGATCAGCGACACGGTTGCAGTGTAGATGAGGCGACGATCTGCGTCTCTCACATCCATGATCACGGCATGCATGTCCCCGTCGGGGCGCTTTTCGTGAAGAACATCGTGCAGAGCCGCAATGCCGGCCGCCCTGGCTGCAGTGGGGCCGGGCAGGTTCAAGCCCACTGCGTCCTTGAAGTGTCTGTCGCTGTCGTGGGTGTCGCAGAAGAACTGGGGCATCGATAGGTTAGGTGCTGAATTGCGAAGAGGCGCAAGCACATAGATCATCCTCGCCTTGCCGGCGATCCCTGATCGGCTGGGACGCCGGGTGTGCTGGCGGTCGCGTGGCTGGTCCGGGGGGCTTACTAGGGTAGGAAGACTTGCGCCGCGAATCTCGGACCCCCTACATACCCGACTAGGCGCCGCTGACCGCGCGGTCCGAGGGGCTGGCATCCCCGATGACATGCTAGGGCGATCGCGTCCGTAAGATTTCGGAAAGGTCAGCACGCAGCGGCCGGTGCCTCTGGGCTTGTCCCGCCTGGCGCCGGCGGCTCGTTTGCCTTCGGAGCTTACCGTCCCAATCAGCCCTGACGCCGGGCGCGCAGGTGGGGGATCTGTCCCCTATGCCCGCTGACCTCCTCCCCGAGCCCACCCGCCACGAGCCGCGTTTCACCGACCAGCAGGGCAAGTTCGGCGGCACGAACTGAGCGGGCCAGCGTTACAGCTTCATGCCCCGATTTCTCTTCGATATCCATGATGGCGTGCGCCACACCCGGGACGACGAAGGGTCGGAACTGCCTGACCGGGAAGCAGCAAGGAAAGAAGCTCTCTCAGTCCTCCCCGACATTGCCCGAGACCGATCGCCAGACGGCGACCGGCGTGACTTCATTGTGGATGTACGGGACGAGACTGGACGGGTGATCTACACCGCGACCCTTTCGCTGGTTGGGAGGTGGATCGACTAGGGCGCCCACCTTCTTCCAAGCTGGCCGAGAGATGCCGGAAATGTGGGGTGACGGGTGTTCCTGGCCGGCACAAGCTCATTGCACTGCGGGATCGTCCGGGGCGCTGCAACGTGTTCTGCCTGCAAGACTGAGCGGCCGGCGGGTGAGGTGTCTCCTCATCCCCGGCCGCTTTTTTGTGCCTGGGCATTGGAGCTAAGATCCACGGGCCGATGGTCGGTGCCTACTCCTAGGCGTAACTGACCGGACTGGGCCGGGCGGTCGGCGGGACGCGGGCCCTGCCGGCCGCTTCTGGATTTCCACCTCTCGAAGATCCGCTCACTCCAGGGCAAGTTGTAGCGGCAGCAGCTTGACTTGCCACGGGGTAGAACCACCCCCTAAGCTTCAGACGAAGCTGGTCCTTACGGTAACCGTCAGTGGCGGGTTCGGTGGGAGGCCTTCCACCTTTCGCCGAGATTGCCGTGCCTCGATACCACTTCCATGTCCGCGATGGGCGCACTCCGCCCGACAGCAAAGGCACTGAGCTGCCCGATCTGATGGCAGCCCGCGTTGAGGCGGCCCGGTACGGTGCTGAGCTGCTCGTGCTGCACGCAAGAACTTTCTGGAACGACGGCGAGTGGGCCATCGAGGTGACCGACAGCACCGGCCTAACTCTATTCACGCTCCTCTTCATGGCGGTTGATGCGCCGACGCTGCAATACCGCGCGCCAGCTCCTCCGAGGCCGTAGGCCGAAGACAGCACACAAGCCGCCAGTCGGCGCCCGTTGCGAGTGCTGGTTGCGGTTTTTCCACTCCCGCACAACTTTAGGTTGATTATCACGGTTCTGTGACTTAGAACGCCGCGGACCCAAGCCTCCCCCCCGTTAGGGCTTGGATAAAACGGCCGGCAGACCCACTCCCCCTGGGATCTGCCGGCCGTTTTGCGTTTGGCGAACGGTAATCCGTCGTTGCTTGGGTACCCGGCGCTCTAGCCTGCATTCGGGCGGCTAGGAGCCGGCCGCCTCATCCGACCGGGCCGTCGCCTCGGCACCTGGGGCGGCGGCCTATCGGGTGTCAGCAAGGTTTCGGCAGCATTGAGCTGCCGGTCGGAGCCCATCGCGGGGACTGGTGGTTTTCTTTACGCTTCTTGCAACGAAATCCCTCGCCGCTTGAGCCCCGCAGGCCTAGGCTGCTCTTTCCGGCTCCTTCTGAGGGCTGGGCGGAGCGGCCGGTGCCAGGGCTTGGAGCCCGGTTTCCCGGCCGCTCCTCGCCGCTCGGGCAGCAGTTAGGCACGATAATCCTGCATTATCGTGCCTACACCAGGCCAAGGCGCCGATTGCCCCAGAATCAGCCCCGGGTGTGGTCGGTGTCGCCCATCAGTCGCCCGGTGCAGGGAGCCCGGGCCGGCGGCCCCACCATCACGTGGAAATTCGCCCGGGCTAGGTGGGTCACGATGTGCTGGGCCATCCACTCAGCGTCTGCCCGGATCTTCTTCCCGTGCGGCTTGCCGTTCAGGCCGAAGCGAAGGGCGTAGTGCACAGCGCCGGTCAGGTCCGCAGGGTCGACCGCGGTGAGGTCGTCTGGCGCCTTGGTCAT